AAGTTACAAGCAGCTAGAACGGATGTTGAACTATATGGTGGCCAAGTTGATACAGCCCGGAGAGACCTTGGGAACACAGTAGCTGCGAGAGATCAACAGTGGGCAGATATTCACGGTGAGTACCAATCCCGTTTAGATACAATGAAGGAAGTCTTTGGAGGATTAAATGCAGAAAGAAAGTACTAAGCTGCCCGATGGGGCTGAGAAACCAATGCAGGCCCAGAAACAGGATCCTAAATTACAGAAGGAGATTGAGGGATACCTTACAGGGCTCAGTAAACTCTTACATGGAGCCCAGACTAGTGCAGAAGTAGTGAAGATGCTAGAGACGGGTCCACCCGAGGAGACTATTCCAGAGGCAGCCTTAGCGGTTAACTCTCAGATGGAAGATGCAGTCAGGGAGGCTGGCCGGAGTCCATCCTTAGAGGTTCTCCTGAATGCTGGACTATTCCTCGTGAATGATCTTGCAGAGATAGGAGCAGCTGCTGGTCTCTTCCAGCTTCAGGAAGAAGACTTCAGTCCTATCATCACTGATACTCTACAGAAGTATATAGAGAAGGGTCTGAAGGATGGTACTGTTGATCCTGTTGAACTACAGAAGAAGGTTGAACCTTTGATGAATGATGAACATAAGGCTCTTGGTATGGCTGGTGCAAAGGGTACTGGAATCCCTATGGAAGCTAATCAGAATACTGCTATGCAGGCTTATGGTGATAAGATGCAGAGACGGGGCATGATGAAGGGTGAGAAGGCAGGGGCAGCACCTCCTCAGGCACCACAAGGACAACCACAAGGAGGAGAATAATGGGTATGCTAGGAGCAATGGCAGGAGCCGGGAAGGGTATGCAGGGCTTTGCTGGACTGATGGGTGAACAGAGGAAGATGGATTGGCAGAGCAAGCAGGATCAGATAAAGCATGAGAGATCTATGAATCTGGAGAATCTCAGGGCTTCTAACACTAGGACTCTAGCACAGGATAAGATGGACTTCCAAGGTGAGCAGGCTGGAGAACTTAGGGACTACACGACTGAACAGAATGAATTGAATAGGACTTCTGCTGATACTCGTGCAGCTACTGCACAAGGGAATGCACAGTCTAATATTAAACTTCAGGATAGTCTAGCTATGGGCCGTCAGGTTGTCGGCAAGGATAAGAGTGGTGTCCAAGTGACTGCCTCTCAGTATGAGACTATGACCCCTGAGCAACAGAAGGAAGTAGCTAGTCCAGCACAGTGGCAAGCAGAGGAAGCATTGAGACAACAGGATGCCTCCTTCAAACAGCTCCAGTCCTTAAATGCTGGTGTACGTAACGAGAAGGCTGATAAGCTAGAAAAGATGTGGAGTAAGGATGGGCTGAGTGCTACTGAGCAGACTAAGATCTTTGCACTAAGACAAGGCATCGATATAAAGGAATTAGTTGGAACAGCGAAGCCTATGTCTGCTGAGATGGTGAAGAATATAGATAGTCTCTTAGGAACTGATGAGGACTACACTAATGCAGGGCCTGAGCAGAAGATCGAGATGGTCAGAGATACTTATGCTAGACTTATGGGTGGTGGAGAAGGTGGGGGAGGAACATCTCTCGCAGAAGTCCAGACAGCATTCCAGAATGGTGAGGTTACGGAAGCTGAGATACAGGCTGAGGTAAAGAAGGGAACAATTACCGTTAAGGATGCTGAGGAGATCACAGGTAAGGTAACACTAGGTAGGACTTCCCCGGATGCCCCTGCTGGAACCCAGCAAGGTATGATGGCAGGGCCCGTTGAGAGAAATTCCATGATGAGTCCCCCTACTGGGCCTGAACGAGTGGGGCCAAACCTTGGCTCAATGGCCTACGATAAACTGAAGAATACATTCCAAGGATTAAGAGATAAATAATAGGAGAGTAAGAAGGCTATGGGATACTTTAGCGAAGACTTTAACGGATTCAATACGGAACCACAAGACTCAATCAGTATGGCCTCGGCTCGTAGTGAGGCTCATGTAGCAGAACGTGGGACAACCATGGATATTCTCCATGACTTGTGGGCAGGAACTGGAGAAGCCTTTAAGTTAATAGGTGAGGGTACAGGCTTTGACAAGATGAAGTCTGCCGGAGAATACATAGGCTCTACAGAATTCGCTAAGCCGGATACCTCGCAGTACTATGGTACCCAAGATAGACTAGGCAGAGTAGTTGATGGTATCTTTCAGGCAGCCCCACTGACCTTAGGTCTTGCTGGGACTACTGCCGTAGGTGCACTTGCTGGCCCGGTAGGAGCTGGTATGGCTCTTACTGCTGGCCTCAGTGCAGTTGGCAAAGGAACCTTCGATATATCTCTGGAGGAAATCCAGAAGGAGAGACCTGAGCTATCCTCTAAGGAGCAGTTTGATTATGCTCTTATTAATGCTGTGAGTGAGGTTGGATCCGAGGGACTAGGCTTCCTCCTTCCCTTTGGTATAGGTAAGTTAGCCGGTAAGGCTGGTTCCAAGGCAGTACTCAAGGCCTTAGTGGACTCTGGGAAGATGACAAGTAAGCAAGCTATAGGCTCCGTAGTTAAGGAGGTTGGTGCTAAGAATGTAATGACGGGCCTCTTCGGTGGTGCCGTAGCTGATGGTGCATCCGAGGTAGGCAATGAGTTAGTTCAGGCTGCCAATAGAGAAGCTTATGGGATGGAGGGAGAGAAGGCTGATCTTATTGATCTCTTCTTGATCGGTAGTGCTCCGGGCGGTATCATTGCTGGTGGTACTATGGCAATGGATCAGGGAGTTAAGAGTAAGGTACAGAAGAGCCTAGAGGCTGGTCTTCAGAGTGAGTCCTTTGGTACTCGGCAGGCAACTGTTGATACTATTACTAGTGCATTATCCCAGATACATCCTGATGTTGGATCAGCATTCAAACAGGATCTCGGACAGAAGGCCTTAGTTGGTCCAGTGTCCTTGCAGGAGCCTGTAAGAACTCAGGAATCCGTAGTGGAGACTGAGATCCTTAATAAGCCAGAGGAAGTTCTAGCTGAGGTTGGGATACCAACCAAGGCTGATCCCTTAGGTACTGCTGAAGGAATGGATAGAGCAGACCTAGAGGATACTACTCTGGATTACTCTCAGACTCAGGAAGGCTTTCTTCCGGATGAACTAACAGCTCTAGAGTTGGAGAATCAGAAGTCTCTAGAGACACAGGAAACTGTAGACTCCTTCATGAAGAATGCTGAGAGATCCGTGATACCCATACAGAAGAGGGTAGTAACAACGGATGCCAAGGGCAACCAAGTAGAGACGATGGTGGATGGTACGATAGCTGAGACTAGTGTCCCCTTATATGATGCCCTTATCCTTGATAACGCTAGAAGCCAAGCCATTAAGGAAGGCATGGAGGCAGTCCTAGTAGATGCTAATAAGTTATCCATGATGGCTGATTTGGATGGAAGAGAGAAGTTACAGAAGAGTATAGCTAAGAGGCAGAAACAAATCAACAGTGAGGTACAAGAGCATGTTAAAGAGACTGAAGTTGTGGTTCCTACGGAACAAGGAACAGTTGAAGGGATTGCTGAAGTTGTATCTGAAGAGGAAGTAAAGGTAGAGCCAAAGACTCCAGAGGTAATCGCTAAGGAAGTCTTAGAGGATACCGTTGTGCCTGAGGAAGTCCTTGCTGAACAGCCCGTGGAGCCTGTAGAGGCACCACCACAGCTCGTAGAGGAGGAAGTAATACCTGAGGTCATAGAGGAACCTGTAGGGCGTGTAGAGGAGGCTTACATATCTCCTGAGACTGATGTACCCATGGACGAGGAGCAGAGCACCTTAGCCATGGAATGGATGGATAAGGATATACCAGCAGATGATGCGATACTATTAGCTAAGAGGGCTACTCCGGTATCGGATGGCCCTGTCGAAGTGGAGGAATACAGGGATGGTAAGAAGTACACCGGAAGTAGATTCACAGATGGTTCAACTATTGAAGTTGGCAGAAGCACTAAAGGAAAGCAGTTCAAGGTATCTAAGGACGGTAAGGTCTACCGGGCGGGAAGCCGTAAAGCTGCGAGAGAAGGCATTGAAGGTAAGCGTGAGCTAGAGCTTTGGGAAGATAAGGTTCGAGAGAAGGCTGCTGAGAAGACCAGAGAGAAGCTGAGTGATAAGCAGAAGACTGAGATAGATGAATTCATAGTGGCTAACAGTGAGAGTGCTGAGGGCCCTAAACAGTATACTGAAGCATACCAGAAGGTTACTAAAGGTATGAAGATGGACGACAAGATGGGCATGTTTGCTATGGCCCTAGGTGATGTAGCTCAGGGGCCTAAGGAATTGACTGCCGGGAACATAAGGGAGAAGATGCAGTCCTTAGCTAAGGCTGAAGAGAACACTACTGATACTGCTAAGATAGCTGATGAGGGTGGCAACGTAGCCATGGTCAGTACTGATACACTCTTCGAGTCACAGGAGAAGGCTGCCCAGAGTGAGCAGATGACTGAGACACAAGATGAGGACGTAGCATCCGAGTCATCTATGGAGGGTACTAAGGAAGAAGATGAGAGTACCTTAGCTACAACTGAGGATCCTACACAGTACACTCAGGAAGATAAGGGGAAGTATACCCTGAAGAAGATCTGGTATACCATTAGTGGCAAGAAGGTTGCTAAGAATAAGAAGGGGTCTGATGCAGTGGAGAGACTTGAGACTCCTGATGGTCGTTACGAAGTAGTCTTAGCTCCCCGGGAGAAGGGAGAGCCAGCTAAGGTACTCTTACTGAGGAACGGTGAGAATGCTGGGCCAGCCTTTAATAATCCTGATGAGGCTATGGAGTTCGCTAAGATGTCTGATGAGTATGATCTTAGTCCAGATGCTGGTAGTCTTAAGGACTCAATGACTCCTATTGATACTACTATGGAGCGTGATAACCCTGATGTATTCCATGAGAGGTTCAAAGCATGGGGCCATAATATGGCTAGGGTACATAAGGCATCTAGGGAGATTACCAATATCATTAAGAAGGAAGGTGCAACCCCTGAGAATATTAAGGCCCTGAGGGATATTAAGGAGCTTCGTAGTGAGATCATGGCTCAGAGGGATTTAGTTATGGGTTCTGTCTTGAGAGACTCTAGTGCCTTAGATACAATAGGGGAAGTCGATGACATCCTTAAGGCTGCCAATGCTGGTAGGTATAATAATGAATTAGGGACAGAGGACTACAGTCTTGAAGGTGAGGCTATAGCTAATCAGTGGAGGAAGCAGGACGCAAGGCAGTTAGGTATCGTAAGGTTGCTGGATATGGAGAACAGAAGTCCAGCTAATGAGGATGCCCTTCAGAGTCTACTGAGGGAACGGGATGAATTTGAGGTAGATGCTGCTAACTTGAAAGCTAAGTTCCCGGATGGATTATCCTTGCTGGAGTCTGTAGCTAATGAGGTAAGCTCTGGGAAAGTAGAGAAGTCCTTAGCTAAGATGCTGCTTGCTAATGTTCCTCATGAGAAACTGAAGGCCCTCCAAGTAGTAATGGGCCATAAGAATAGCCATAAGGATGGGCTCATAACCTTAAGGAAGGACGTACTACATACCACTAGGTTGCATGAGGTAGTCCATGGTATCACCGTAGCTGAGATGGCAGGTAATAAGGAACTGAATGATAAGGTTACTAAGTTGAGGAGAGAGGTGAGGGACTATGCCTCGAAGAAGAACTTCCTGAGTCCAGCAGATATCACAGCTCTAAAGGCTCTAGAGACTTCTGAAGACTTCGTTCAGTCAGAGTTCTCTATAAAGAATAAGGTTGGCCAGAGAGCTTATGGTCTCCTGAATAATAAGGAATTCCTGAGTATGGCATTCGCTAACCCTGAGTTCCAGAGTATGCTTAAAGGAATTAAGGTTACGGAGAAGAGGAGTCTATGGGATAAGTTAGTGGACTTCATAGGTAATGCCTTAGGACTTAAGAAGGGTGAGTATAATATGCTTAGCGAAGTACTGACCTTAGGTACTGAGATAGCACAAGCTAAGAGAACTAAGAAGACTCTAACGGAGGAGATGGAAGCTGACTTCCCGGTAGACACGGAGAAGGCTACTGCTGAAGTGATGGCTGGTAAGGGCCCTAAGGCTAAGATGGTGACAGGCCTGAAGGAACAGCTGAAGAACATTAAGAATCTGGCAGAGCATGTAGCTAAGCCGGTGAGTGATATGCTCCTTGAGCTATCTCCTAAGTTACATGGAAATCTCATGAAATTTGAGAGTAAGCTCATAAGAAAACAGAAGGAGTACAGTACCAAGGCTGATCCTTTCATGAGGTGGTATAAGAGCCTCTCTGAAAGTGAGCAGACTAGGTATGACTTTGCACTCTTTAATAGTAACACTAAGCAGAACCAAGAGATTATCAAAGAGATTCCTAAGGAGGCTTATGCTCCCATGAAGGAGATTCTGGATGATCTAAGGAAGAGGCAGGAGGAAGTAGGCCTCGGTGGTACTCAGAAGGACTTCTACTTTCCGAGGAGAGTGGATGATGTGGTAGGTCTCATGGATCATCTGCTGAAGGATGAGGAGATGAAGGGCCCTATTGGATACGCTATGAATCAAGAGGCTAAGAGGTTAGGAGTATCCGTACTGACTGAGGATCAGAAGGCACAGGTAGTAACCGATATGCTTCAAGCAGGACACTTCAGACAGTTGCCGAGACCCGGAGCTAGTAAGCAGAGGACAATCCCCTTTGTTACTGCTGAGACCAAAGGTTTCTATAGCAATGCATCGGAGAGCCTCTTAGGACATATCTTTGAGATGAATGAGAAGATAGGACAGAGGGAATTCATAGGAGGTTCCACAAGGAAGGCTGATATACAGACCTTAATGACTAAGTTTAAGGCCATAGAGGGAATGGAGGAAGGTATACCTAGGGAACTAGCTATGGCTGAGTATGATGCTATGGCTGGGAAGCTTGAGGATCTTGAGGGAGACTTAAGTAATAGGTTGGGTTCCTTAATAAGTGAGGAGATGGGTACTAGAAGTGGTGAGGATCAGCAGGCTGTTACAGATCTTATCAATGCTAGGCTGAGACAGAAGGGAGCTCACGGTGTCATGGATGCCGTAAGGAACGTAGGCTACATAGCTACAATGGGTAATTTCTTAAGTGCACTGACACAGCTTGGTGATATCCCAATACTCTTCTATGCTCATGGGATCAACACGGATTCTATGGGTGCTGTCAAGGATGCCTTCTCGGACGTATTCAAGATTGCTAAGAGGGAGCTTACCGGAAAGGGTGGGCCTACTGGAGCATTCGTAGAGGAAGCAGACTTCACTAATCAACTGAGGGAATTCTCCCAAGGTAAGATAACTAATGAATGGGTAGAGAAAGCCTTTAAGTACAGTGGCTTGAAGTTCACGGATCTTATAGGTAAGGAAGCATTCATGAAGGCTGCCCATAGGAAGTATCAGAGGGCCGGAGAGAAGGAAGGTTTCATGAAGAAGTATGAGCCATTCTTTGGGAAGGATACGGAGAACGTATGGGATGAGATGCAGACCGGGAAGAAGACTAATGATGTCATGACAGTCCTCATCTCGGAGCTGAGTGAGTTCCAACCTGTGACACTGAGTCAGCAGTCCAAGGGTTATCTAGGGGCTGGCAATATGAGGATGCTGTATATGCTTAAGACCTTCACCCTAAGAGCTACCTCAGCAGCAATGCGAGAGGGAGCCAAGGAGATGAAGAAGGGGAATTATGCTAAGGGAGCCATGAAGGTCTCTAGCATCCTCATGATCTACGCAGCAGCTGGTGCAGGAGCTGATGAACTGAAGGACCTCATAAGGGGTAAAGATAGTACCTTCACAGATAACACCATGGATAACCTCCTTCAGATGCTCTTCATGAGCAAGTATACACTGGAGAAGGGGATGACCTCAGATAGTGTTGTAAAGACTCTGATGGCTAACCTACTGCCTCCAGTGAGGTATGCAGACTCTTTCATAGCTGATGTCTATTCCTTAGCTAGTAGTGAGAAGGAGTTCAAGGCTAAGACCCTTAGTTCCGTACCTATGATTGGTACTATTGCTTACGGTAGATCTAGTGCTGGGCAAAGTACCTATGCAAATCAAGAGAAGCAGAGTATCCTTGATGAAGTGAAGAAGAATAGGAAGAAGGGCAAGGGTGCCTACAGTGGGAACCTAAGTAAGAAGATAAGGAAGTATAACAAGGGGAAGGCTAAGGAAGACCGTATCACTTCTGATAGTGTCTCTAGAGCCTTTAGGGGATAATGAGGAAACTTATACAGTTATTCAATGTAGCATTAACTATATTTATCCTATTGTTTATACTAATGAAATCAATAGGAATACTTTAAGTGAGGGATATATGAAAGGAAGTAAAGTACTTGTAGTAATCCTTCTGGCAGTCAGTATGGCCCTAATGGGCTGTGCTACCCAGAATACAGTGGACATGGTTGGTGACTATACTGAAGCCTACAGTAAGCATCGGGTAGAGAGTACTAAGGCTGTCACCAGTAAGGCTAAGGCTATATCAGAGATGATGAAGTTTGAATGTGAGGAAGACACTGAAGCTTGTGGTGTTGCTAAGGCACTCAGCAACGTTATAGCCTCACAGGAGATTGCTAGGATACAACCGGATCCATTTGAGATGAAGATGCCAAAGACTGAGCTGGATGTCCAGAGTCAAGTCTTGACGACTATAGGTAATGGGATTCCCTTCATTACCATGGGTGTAGTCTCTTATAAAAGTATAGCTGAGGACAGAGGTGAGACCACTAATACTGCAGGTGGAGATATCTCTACGAACTATGATGAAGATCATGCGACTGCTATTGGTGATAAGTCTAGCAGCTCTAATAGCCCTACCAACAGTGAGCTTGTCATGCCAACAGAGGAACTTGATGGAGCAGAAGGTGGAACAGAGGATAAGTAAGGATATAGAGACAGTAGTCTTTAGTCATGCTGATCGGCTTGGCATTCCTAGGGAAGTAGCCCTAGAGAATGCCATGAAGTTTGCTGAGACCGTAGGGATCATGGAAAACAGTGGTAAGCTAGTGGGCTTCAATAAGCCCCAAGCAGGTAAGCCTAAGTCTAGTGCTAAGGGTCTCTACCAGTTTCTAGATGGTTCAGTAGGGCCAGCTAAGGTTCGTCTTGGGAGGCATACGGAGGTTGGAGAGATTCCTGATGATCCTAATGAGATGAGCTGGGATCAACAGACTTCCTTATTCCTAGCTGATGTACTTGAGAAGACTGCCGTAGTGAATGGAGAGAAGAAGCCGGGGTTAGGTGATGAGCTGATGAAGAAGGTACTGCAGGATGCTAATGATACAGCAGCAGTCCGGGATGCTTACTATATCCTTCATCATACGAAGCCTGATGAGAGGACTAAGGCAATGGCCGAAGGGGTAACAGATGGAACCTAAGATACAGGAAGGGAGTGCCTATGGAACTTAAGACAATAACTGAGGGATATGATAAGGAGAGAACCTTAGAGGACTTTACTGCTCATGGGATAACTGTACCGGGGGGATTCCTATTTGATGGAGCGAGTGCTCCTAGGATATTCTGGGGAATCATACCACCCTTTAAGAGAACTAAGAAGGCAGCAGTGATTCATGATTGGCTCTGTAGAAAGGCTGAGTGTAAGGAGGATCGAATGAAGGCTGATGGGCTCTTCTATGAGATGATCCTTGAGTCAGGTATAAGCAGGACTAGGGCTAAGATAGGATATTGGGGAGTAAGGATAGGAGCACTAATAGGAATCGGAGTACACTATAAAAGAAAGGGATAAAGGATAATGCAGAGTATACCAGATTGCGGCTCCAATACCTGTCAGTACCATGTGCTCACTGAGTCTGTCATTAAGGATCTCAAGAGAGCCGTAGAGAAACTGATGGAAGGACAAGACCAGATGAGAGAGACAGTGATACACCTGACAGAAGCCTTCAAGGCTATGGAACGCATTAATCATAGAATGGAACAGATGGAAGATTTACAGAGGGAGAAGGATAAGGAGCAGGATACTAAGATAGATGAACTGAAGGCCTTCATGTATAAGTCCATAGGATTAGTAGCATCCCTTGGAGTTCTAGGTGGGGTAGTCCTGAAGATGGTGGGGATATAATATGGGAATTAAGTATGGGAGGCCAATGCCGGGTAATACCATTAGTCTCTCCGAGACTACCATGGAGACTATTGCATCTGATTCAGTATACATAGCTGATATATGGGTGGAGGAAAGTACATGGGTTGGATGGGAGGATCTGGATGCTACCGGGAAGGCAGTCATCTTAGTACCCTTCAATGGATTACATACGAGGATTCAGAATGATGAAGTGACGAGTCCTAAGACCTTACTTGTCCACTTCGGTAGAACCGTGAGTGCACACCAAGTAGGTATTGGAGCATTCACAGGGGACTTCAGTAATCTGAAGGTAACTCTGCTGGGTTCTGGTGGAGTCTCTAGGACACTGCTAGATGAGTCAGGGAATAGTACGAAATACAGTAGTAGAAACTATGAGTTTGCTCCGGAACTATTCAATGCTCTTAAGTTAGAATTCTATACAACTGATACAGTAACTGTAAGTAATATAACGATTCAGAAGAGCATCAATGTAACCAGCCAGATCAAGGCAGCTACTCCTGATGGAACCTTAGTGGACATAGGGGCATCCGAGAGTGGGAACCTTAAGATCACGGATGCCGAGAGTGGCTTAGCTATAAGTAAGGGAGTCGTAATCGGTAGTACCTTTATACATAAGTTTGGGGCAGCTCCCGACTTTGATACATCAGATGGAGTTGTAACTGTATGGGATGGTGCCGATGATAGTCACCTGAACCAGATGAGGTACGTATATAGTACAGGAGCTGATATAGATACTATCTCCTCGGAGAGCATAGCAGATACACAGGAGCTGAAGCTACAAGGTCTGGATCTTTCAGGTGCTTTAGTGGAGCAGACGGTTACTCTACAGGGTCAGACTAAAGTTACCTTAGATACACCCTTATACCGTATCTTCCGAATGAAGAACAATGGGACTGTAGACAATGTAGGTCACATCTACTGCTATGAGGATACGGCTACAACCTTAGGTAAACCAACAGATACAACTAAGGTTAGGGCTGTGATACAACCCGGGAACAACCAGACCTTAATGGCAGTCTATACAATTCCAGCAGGGAAGACAGGATACATGAGGGATTGGTATGCAGCCACGGCAGGGGCATCCAAGAGTACTAACTATATTATCCAACTGAGAGCTAGAGAACCCGGTAAGGTATTCCAACTGAAGCATGTGTCTGCTTTGGCTGATTCGGGGAGCTCCCATATTCAACATGATTACAGTGAGCCTGAGAAGTTTGCTGCGGGGGTTGACATAGAGATGAGAGTAGAGATGACAGCAGGGGGTGCATCTGGTGCAGCCTTTGCAGCAGGGTTTGATATAGTCCTAGTAGATGATGTGTAAGTCTCTAGAGACATAAGATAAAGAAGAAGAAAAGGAGAAGTAAGATGGCAGTAAGGAAGAAAGTAGTTAAGAAGGCACCAGCTAAGAAGAAGCCAGTAGCTAAGAAGAAGGTATCAGTTAAGGGAAGTATGTATGATCCGAAGGTAAACATCATGGCAAAGGCAGAGGCCAAGCATAAGGCTGCCGTAGCAAAGAAGAGAGCTGCATACAAGGCTGCACAGGCTAAGAAAGCAAAGAAATAAGAAAGGAGAATAACGATGGCTAGTATATCAGGCACATTTGTAGCAGATGGTGAGAGTGCAGTTCTTAGTGATACAAAAGGAAATCTAGATCTTGCTGTGAAGCATCTAGGTGATGCGGTAGGATCAGTGGTAGTCTTAGTATCTTATGATAGTGGGACAACCTTCTTTAAGTTGGAGGGTGGAGATGTGGGTCCATTTGGTGGTGATAGAATAGTTGTAGCTGGTGGTGATACTGTCCAGTACAAGCTGAGAGCCGTAGGTGTAACAGGATCTATCTATTACTTCTTGGGGGCATAGTATGAGGGTATTCTTTAAGAACCAACCAAGGGTCTTTGAGACTGTCAAAAGGAAGAAGCCTAAGAAGGGTAAGAAGGGGAAGGGGAGAGGCCATATAATCTTAGTGCCTCAAGATGAAGGAGGAGGAGGAGTTGATGCCTTTACTACTCTTCTAATTCATTCAGACACTACTGATGGGGATACTACCTTTACGGATAGTTCTCCAAGTGGACACATCATGACTGTAGGAGAGGGCACTCCTGTTCATAAGGATGCTCAGAGCCGCTTTGGGGCAACATCTATGTTCTGGAATAATGCCTCAAGGATAGATCTTCCTGAATCAGACGACTTTGTGTTTGATGGAGACTTCACTATTGACGCTTGGATATACCCCATAGCTGCCGGTGCTCTCTTGATAAGTAATATAACATCAGCTAACTACTTCCACTCACTATACTTATCCTCAACAACGTTAGGTAGGGTTTATATAGATTCTACCTTAGAGTTGAGCTTTGCAGTAACTCCAAATGAGTGGCAACACTACGCCTTAGTTAGAGAGGGAGATGTATTCAAAGCGTATATTAACGGCACCTTAATGGACACAGAAACGATAATAGGTGCCGGAAGTGTAAACCTCCCCGCAAACAATGTATATGGGTCAGCTGTATCTGCACAAAGAGGAGATGGATATGTTGATGAACTTAGGGTTAGTAAAGGAATAGCCAGATGGACAGAGGACTTCCTTCCACCCACAGCACCATACCCTGAAGAGTATGATGAAGAGGTTGGGCCTACTGGCCCCGATGCCAACACTGTATTACTAGTACATGGGGATGGTCTTAATGGATCTGTTGATTTCCTAGACTCGTCTGATACTGGAGCCATAGTCACACCCACTAGTGCTCAACATGATGATGCTGTGGCTAAGTTTGGTGATACCTCCATAGAACTAACAGGAGGTGGTTACTTAGCGGTTGCTCATGATGATGCCCAGAAGTCAAATGGTGGTGCGTATACCATAGACTTCTGGGTTAACTTTCATTCTGGAGGAGACCAGATATTTGCAGGTAAGAACCAAGGGTCAACACCGTATGCCGGTTGGTATATAAAGATAAACCAGTCTGAGCAGATAATGTTCATAAATAAAACTAATGATAGCATACTATTCAGTTCAGCAGGCAAAGATCCTAATGTATGGACACACATAGCTATTGTTTGTGATGGTGTTGATTCTTATATGTATGTTGATGGGATCTTAGAGAGCACAGCTCTTGGGGAAACGATAACGGATTACTCAGCTCCCCTATGTATTGGTAGGATGGCTACTAATTTTGCCTCTGACCCATCTAATGCACATATAGAGGAATTCAGGCTTAGTAAGGTAGCTCGGTGGACTGGGGAATTTGTACCTCCGAGAGAACCATATCCTATCCCAGTTCGTGATACTGTAACTGCAAAGAGTGTTATCTTTGATATCCTAAATACTTGGGGAGGAGGATACTCTAGTATAAGATCCATAGAATTCTTACTAAGAGGAGTAGTAATCCCCGTGACTTCAGGATTCACTGCTGATGCTACTACGGAACACTCCAGTCCATATATACCTGAGAATGCCTTCAACACCTCCCTATCTAGGATAGACACACATGCAGATAGGTCGTGGCACTCGTCTTCAGTCCTCAGTGGAGAACTTAATAGACTCTTAGTGGTCTTTGATACTCCCATAGAATTTGATCAGATTGTTATAAATAATGGGCATTCCGAAGGTGCTGCCACAAACAGGGGAGCAAAGGATACTGTAATAACTATATCCAGTGATGAGATTACAGACACAACCTATGGAGCTGCTATTACAAACTCCACTGTACTCTTTGATGGACAGCTCTCAATACATCCATCTGTTGATGTTCCTGATAACCAAACATACTATTTAGGAGAAGAGTAGATGCTTAAGAAATTACTAATAACCATGATGATGGTAGCCACTATGGTACTAACATCCTTCGCAGCAGATACGAAGCCAGTGGAGATAACCTTCACATGGTCAGGATACTTAGAGCAATGCCCTGAGTGTACTGACTATCAAATATTCTTTTACGTAGACACAGATGAGAATGGGCCATACGCTATGATACCAGTGACGGATGATACCTACACTGTACCTTATATAGATGATGGACTCTCTCATAATTACTGGATACGAGCAGAAGATCATGGGGAACTCAGTGGGAACTCCACTGTAATTACAGTAGACCCATGGTATCCTACCCCGGAGAATCCTCCGTTACCTGAGACTCCTGAGCCTCCACCTGATAAGCCGGAGGGGATGAAGTACAGACTAATCTTTGAGAATGTAGTGATAGAACAGATGTAGCAAAGAAGGCCCTATAGAATTAACTATAGGGCCTTTGCTGTCTCTAGAGACTTCCTAGAGATTCTTCTTAGGCCATGAAGGTATACAGTAGACTCGTGTAGGCTCTATCCGTCTCCCCTTCGCACATGTAAGATAACAGTTCTTATCGGCCTCCTCACATGCACAGATGATGATCACCCCCTTCTTTCTTTTATCTTCCATTGTCTCAGTTTGAACCTCACTTGTCTCTTTGATACTGGATTAGCAATATGATCTATCTGACAAGCTAGATATATGTACTTACCTTCGTATGTAGCTAGGAGCCTATAGTAACTTCTACCATCTAGTGGTTGCAACCGTTCATCCTTAATGAAAAGGAACCCTTCCTGCTCCAATACCTCCTTCATTCCGGCCCTCCTTAACCTTCGGCATAACCTAGCCCTCTCAGTACGAAGTCCTCGGCTGATCTACATTCCCTGAAAGACCACAGTGGTCCTGTGAAATGCTTAGTACGACCCTCAGGTGTCTCGATTACGAACCTGAGTTCTTCCTCGAACTTCATCGCATCCCGGATAACATCAATACGTAACAATGATACATCACCTCCTAGATCTATACTCCCCTCCTTGTTTACCTGCTTATGTATCCAAGTTACTGCAGTCCTTAACTCGGACTCCTCTCCATCCTTAGACCTAATGGCCCGTGGGCTCATGATGTTCCCCTTTAGGGCAGCAACAGCCTCATCATGGGCTAACTGAGTATTCTGTATCCTTCTATCAATATCCCGCTGAGCATTCTGCTGGGCTTCCAGCACAGACTCCTTAAGATTTACCTTAGCCGCAGCTGCCTCCTCCTGTAATCTCACAGACATCATGGCTTTCTGTGTAAACATTTCCTGTTCGTCCCTTAGCTTCTGTGTAGCTAACCCTTTCGAGGGGCTGACCTCCTCTGGAGCCATCGGGGTAACAGGTGAATCCTCTAAGTCTTGGGGCAAACTCTGCCAAGACTTCGGCAAATGGCTGAACACTGTCCTCACAATTCCCATCGGTTCCCCATGCTGGAAGGTTAATAGTTGAACTGATAGCATGATCAACGAAGTCCTGCATGTCAGCTTGGAACTCTATACGTCTCTTCGGCTCCTTAGCTAAATCTACTGCCGTCTCTATGCTCTCCGGGTCTAGGTTGTGCTTCTGTATGAGACCCTCTGCTGTACTATCTATGACGTACTCGTACTTCCAATCAGTCCCATCCACCAGATACCTTCTCTTATAGGCAACCGAATAGAGTGGCTCGATTCCCGTAGTTGTTCCAGCAAGGATACCAATAGTTCCTGTTGGGGCAATAGCTCGGTAGCCCTTAGGACGGTTAAGATAGAGTCTATCGCAATGTTCATTTGCTGATCTTTCGGATTCCTCTTCGTAGGCATACATCCACTCCTTCAGCTCATCGTTCATTCCATACTTGTAGCCCCGCTTCAGTAACCATTCATGGACACCCATGAGGCCTACACCTATCCTCCGATTCTCCTCCCGTACTTGCTCCACTTTCTTATAAGGGAGATCTGCACGGACTGAACCACATACGAGGAACTTAGCTCCCAAGGATACTACCTCACGGAATTCCTCTATAGTCTCCACGTTAGCCATATTGACTGCACCTAGATTACAGCAGTCACTGTCATCCTCACTGGTAATCTCACAACAGGCATTCCTCAATGTCTCTAGAGACTTCCTTCCGAAGTTAAAGGAGAACCCGGGCTCACCAGTTCTCATAGCATTCATTACGTTATGCAGATAGATATCAGGTAGCACCCCATCATCCACTCTCTCTAGGAAGCTGTCGTCGTAGTTCAGAGATATGTTTGTCATATCTAAGGGAGCACGAAAGTTAAAGTCGGCTCTCTTCAGATCACCATAGGTCAGCCCCTTCCTTATCTCCATGGCATCCCAATCCTTAGCATTGATCCAATCCCAAGCATCATCATGAGACCACAACAGGGAGCCGTATATGGCACTCCTACGGCTTCCACCCTGCATTACGTTCTGCCCTATACCATTCACTAGTTCGGCCAGTGAGAGGGGCCCTGAGGCTACTCCTCCGGTTCTCCTGATTGGTCTCCCCTTCCCTCTTAGTATGCTGTAGTCTACGCCTATGCCACCACCCGTCATCAAGCAGCTCGTACTCCTTTGTGCTAATGCTGCCCACTCCTCTCTAGTATCCTCTTCAGCCTTCAGGCAGAAACAGTTATTGAAGAAGTGGGCATTCCTCCCAGCATAATAGATGTACCGTCCACCGGGCATCCACTTCATCTGAGTCATGAGGGATACTAGCTCTGACTGATCAGACTGAGAGAGTAGTCTCCTTCTTCTACCATTCATCTCACCTACTACATCCTCAGCTATAGTCCTACATCTCTCTGGCCACGTATCTGTCTGAGTCAGGGCATACTTATTGTAAAAAACATTACGGGCAATGACGTTTCTAAAGTTATGTTCAATCATATTGACTACCTTTGTGCAAAGTCTTATGGCAATTAGAGCAGATGAGTATGCACTTATCTACCTCTGCCTGTTGCTTCTTATATGCCATAGTTGAATGACAACCACCTAGTTGGAAACTCTTGGAAGTAGGCTCTGTATGGTGGAAGTCAAAGCACTCTGGTCTATCAAGATCATTGAACCCACAGACACTACATTCTCCTCCTTTGTACTCTACTAGCCGTAACTTCCGTCTCCTACCTACCATCAACTGCCTCTCTGCTGCACACCTCATACATCGAGAGGCTCCATGCTTCTTGTTGACATAGTAGAGGGTGATCCCATGCTGAGGGCATTCTCTTAACTTATACATTATGGAAGCTGTGCTCTATCATCCTGTCCTCTCTTATACATCTTAGCTAACTCCTCATTCAACTGTAGACCACCGATGTCTATAGTCCCTAGGGAGCCATCATTATTCTTACGGCCATTCCTGTAGTGGTAATGGGCCTTCCGGTACGTGATGAGCTCCCGAATATCATCAGGCAGCCCATCAAAGGTTGGTGTCTCTATCATTCTTCCCCTCCTCGTATGCCCTATCTAGCATCTTTATCATCTTCAAGGATACTCCCTTGCATCCCTCTGGGTTCTGCTTAGAGAACCAACATCTATAACTAGAGACGGCCACACCCTCCACTGAGAAAAGGTATGGCCCATCCAAGATTATTCTTTCCGTTTCATTCATAATAAGGACTCCAGATCCTTCAAGGCCCTGTCAGCTAAGTCTCTCTGAATGGAGTGGATTACGTGCCTAGTAATTGCCATAGCTAATGGTGGATCTTCAGAGAATGACCTATCTAATTTAATGAGACACTCTCGATCCTTAACCACTAACTTCAGGACATCTGAGCCACCCTGCTTACCTAGAGAGGCCACAGCATCATCATGACCTGTAGCCCTCTCTATACATCTTAACATCTCATTGGTAATCATAAGATCTCATCCAGAATCTTACATGCCTTCATCAACTTCTTAGAAGAGGAGAACTTCAGATAGGTATAATCTGTTGTACTGTCCAAGTACAGCTCTAAAGAGAATACCATCTTATCCTTCTCAGGCTTCCTCTTACCACTCTTCCAGTCTCTTCCCTTCTCCTTATGAGATGTCATCTTGTATCCAATGATGAAATCATCACGAACCTTCAGTACACCACGGTTATGTTCTAAGACTACCATACTAATTTCCTCCCGATCTTATGATTACAGATTGGACAACAAAGGATTGCTGGTACATCCTTCCCTAATCCCTTCCAATACTTAAAGGTACTTCTCCAATACTCTATACACTCTGGACACCTGAAGCTCATACCTACTGCCTCGGCCTCCCAATCCTCTTCCTTACTCAATAGATTTTCCTCCCGGCCTTGAAGTTTTCCTGATCTCCATAGTGAGTACTGTATCCATCTTCAGCCCACCCTACATCTCCTTCCTTACCTAGCCGGAACCCTCCCTTATTTCCTATAGACTTCTGTAGTACACCACCACAGCCCGGGCAGTCATGCCTCGTATCCCTCTGCTCCACTGTATGCTGGTGCTCTTCTTCATGGCCACAGCTCCTACACTGATAACTGTATATTGGCATCCTACACCTCCTCATACGTCTTTAGGAAGATCTCCTCTTTGCAGGGGTACAATTCCCCCTCGATCCCCCTGATTATATAGTCTCCATTATCAACCCTCATGTCACCCTCTAGGGTCTGGATGTATACACCATCACTGCCATTGTAGAGTATTCCACCCTCTCTAGCCTCGAAGAGCCACTTAGCCCTCATGATATCACCATAGATACATTGTTCAGCCTCTACTACTATTGGTCTCTTACGATATCTCATTCACTCTCCCCTTCTGGTACGCTAAACCTCTGCCCTTCCGGAACTTACTTGCTTGTCTCCTATTAGGCTCTATACCTACAGCCTTACAGGCCTTTATGAATGCAGGGGAAGATAGTACACCAGTATTCTTAGCCTCTGCCTCTAGTCTCCATGGGTTAACATCAGGCCCACTCCTTGGATATCTCTTCTTCATTGCCACATCTCATCCTTTGGTTCTGGGTTACAGAAAATGGTTAATGTATGGTACTCCTTAGAGTGTGCCATCTTCTCCATGTGGGGACAGAAGATCGTATCATCACCTAGCTTCTCTATACAGTATGTCCTATCACATTCAGGGACACATACATTACCTTCATCTACGAATCCTAGCCCTACGTTCAGGGAGAACTGACGATAGCCACAGTTCTCACAGGTGTTACCATCCATTAGGCAGTCACAGCTTGGGCATTGTTCCATAGTACACTCCTTACATGGTTCACCTGATTCATACAGTCATCCAAGGCATTATGAGAGTTCTTCTTCTCCATCTTCTTGAATTCATCTAGAGTCCTACAATCCCTCTCCATCCAGTAAGGGAAGGGGTAGCACCCAGCATCCCGAAGAACAGCAGCATCCATGGAGCCTCTACTCCAGACCTTCTTGATATCATATACTCTTTGGAGTTCCTTCATCACCTCATTAAGAATCTGTATGGAACCAATGGCTCCAAAGAAGACCTTCCAGTTTCTGCCCTGCTTCTTATGCCAATCCAGTGTGTCTCTAGAGACAGTTCGGCCATCCACTATCTGCTGGTGCCACCCAAGGTTCATCTCCATAGTCTCTATGTTCTTCTTCCGATTGAATATGACGACACCCACTTGAAGTATCAAGGCAGTAGCTTTAGTATCCAGAGTCTCTATATCGATCATCATATGTACTTCCTTATTTCCCTGTTGAGCCATACCCATTATCTCCTCTCTCTGTTCTTCTCAGTTCTTCTACTTCCTCAAAGGTGTGGTGGTTAACACTTACGAATACTATCTGAGCTATCCAATCACCATCCTCAATACGGATGAAGTGCTCAGGATCATTATTGTAGAGTGTCACATAGATCTCTCCGATGTAATCAGAATCTATCCTACCATATGCTTGTATGCCCTGCTTGGTATTCATCCCGGATCTATGAGAGATAGTCCCGGCTTCCCCTCGTGGTACTTCCATATGGATTCCTGTTGGAACCTTAGCATGGCAACCCGGTCTAATGATTAGGGTCTTGGTACTCGCAAGATCATAACCACATGATCCCTTGGTAGCATGTCGTGGCCTCTTAGCACCCGGCTTAACTATTATCTTCATACGATCTCCCAATCATCAGCTAACAGATCTGACTGAGATGCTACCCACATCTGGAAGGAACCATCAACACATCTTAGTTGTAGATAAGGTTGTACTGCTACAAGATCTCCATCATGCAACCCATGGACTGCTCTCGTCTGCTTGTTAGCTATGATCCCATCAGGGTATCCGGGCTGATAAGCTACATACATTCCCCTCCCATTCCATCCTGCCCTAGCAACGTGGCAGCCACCCTTAGCCATTTCTATAGCTTCACTTATATCCATTATCTTCTCTGCTCCTTCTCTAAGTTGTATGCTATCTGCTCCTTCAGCTCAGCTCTCCTAGAATCTGTCAGACCATTATGCAATTCAGCTAGTAACATGAGGAACTCATCCCCGGTCAAGGAGACCACTACGGTCCCTTGACCCGGACCAAATACCTCAAGTACTGGCTCGTCTCCATGTGTCACCCTTATAGTTGCGAATGTAGTTGTCTTAATGGGACACCTCCAGATATCTTACTGCCTTCATTACAGACTCCGCTGTATCTCCTAGTAATCCAATAGCACTATTACATGACCAACACAATAGTCCTCTTACCTTCCCTGTGATATGGTCATGATCTACTGCTAAGGATACTCCTGAAGGATTCCCACAGATAGCACAGCTCCCTCCTTGTTCTTCAAACATAGTCTCATACTCCTCCAATGTAATCTTATATAATCTCCTGTATCGGAGATCTCTTTGTGTACGTCTGTAAGAGTCCTTACTTCTCACTGACCTCTCATTGAAGCATATGATACACATGCCTCGCCTACCATCAGGCATCTCCTTCTGCTTGTGGTACTCACTAAATATCTTATGTGATCCACAGATATTACAAGTCTTACTTCCCTGCCTAATATCCTCAGCTACTTCTACGGCACTCCTTCGTACCCTCATCAGTATTCTAACTGAAGCAACAGCTTTGCATAATGAATTACCTTCTCCACATCCTCTCTTCCGTTCTTATTCTCATGACGGCTGATGTACTTCACGATGTTACCCTCACACCAACCCATCTTATTCCTCTGGATATACTCAGTGGGCTGGATGGCCATACTCTTGTAATGCTGGCCACCTACTTGGTCATCCATTGGATTACCTAGGACAGCATCGTCCACCCTAGGATCAACATCCTCTTCCCAATGTGTATCTCCCCTGTACCCTACGGCACCACAGGAGGGACACTTAGGTCCCGACACTGCCATGTTGTAGACATAGTTGCAGTTCTTACATTCTCTATACACTGGATTAATATTAACGAATGTCATCGAAGGTACCTCCCTCACTCAGTAGTTGAGCTAATGGTTTGTCTCTAGAGACAGCCTTTGGGACAGTACAACAGGGGCCTACTGATCCATAAGGTAATACACGACTACACTTAGGACATCTATTAGGCTTCAGGTAGTAATGCCTCACTGCCTCCATGGTATCCTCAGCCATTCCCTCGACCTCATGTTCCTTGAAGGGCTGACGGAACTCACAGGATGCTATGTTCTTATTGTAGAACTGGTAGTAACCCTCGTCCGTGAGGGCCTCCAGAACATTCTCCTCTACCATCAGGAATATCTCAGATAGGTGCAAGTCTAACTTATCCTTACACATCCTCTCGATCTGGAAGTAGAACATGTGGGCACCTTGGGCCTTAACGTCAGCCGTTAAGTCCCTGCTGGAACCACAGTACTCCTTCCATCCTGAGTACTTCCATGCCTTCTCATCCCACTTAGGACTCTCCAGATCACAGCACTTGTACCCAGCAGGAGGCCCATCCCAATGATAGAACTGTTTACTGCCTATATACATCTTACCTGTTACCTTATGGGTAATCCGGTAGATGAATCCAAAGTATGGCCCATCAATCAAGCCGTACCAGTGGTGGCCATTCTTAGCTACAGCTAAGGCATACTCTGCTTCCTCCTTAGTATCATACCGACCTACGTTCTTCTTCCTTTGGCCATCCCAATAGTAGGTACGATATCTTCCTGAGGGAGTCAGGTACACACTCTCAGGGATCTCCTTATTCTTCTTTCTCATCTTTCTCCATCCGTATTAAGGCAGTTGTGGCTATTGCCATTACAGTCAGTGTGAACTCATGATAGCTTGTGGCTGGTACATTAGTACCTGAGCCAGCAGCTAAGGCTATAAGAGTGAAGGCTCCAAAGTAAGCTCCAGCTGCGAAGGCGGGATCATTACTCGCTGCTATTACCTCACCACCTACAGGACTTATCTTCTTCATCATTTCAACAATGCGCTGTCCTCTCTCGTCCTTATCAGTGGACTTGAGGATCTCCCTCACCTCATTCTGCAGATCACCTATGTTCTTATCCATTCCTCTTCTTTGCTCCTCTCTTAGCCTTTCTCTTATCTATGATCTTACGAGTCTTCTTCAGTTTGATATGGGTATACTCCTTGCCCTTATCTACGATATACTTGTGGATAACTATGGTTACTATCTGCCTATCATTGAACCCATAGTACTCTGAGATACAGTCCTCTATACCTTTCACGCTATTACTAGCATCACTTAAGGGAGAACTGAAGCCTACCTCCAGCTCCATCACAAGGTTGCCTGTGAGGGACACCGGAGTACTATAGTTATCATCCAAGAACTGAAGGACTTGCTTCCGATAGTTCTTATATACGTAGGAACGTACCTTCCTTCCGGAGTACAGCTTGTTGGTACTGATAGCCTTGATAGGTATCTTAAGGTGTAGGCTCCTCTTTACCCTAGTCTTCTTGGGACTTCCATTACCGGTTGGCATGATCCTCCTGTGTAGGTGCTTCCCATCCATCATCCTCTGAACGGAGTAGGTAAAGTAGTCTCGCATGAACCCTTACGGTAGCAATCATACGGCTCTGGAAATCCTCTTGGGTTTCCCCTTCCTCTGGCTTATGTCTCTGTAGGTACTCCTTCAGTACCACACAGTACATCATGAAGGGGCTATGAACATCCTTCAGTAACTTCTTAGCAGTAACTGCCCCAACCCCTTTGATTCCGGGGATACCATCCGTAGCATCTCCTGTTAACATCTGGCTATATAGACTCCTATTTCCCTGCTCCTCAGTCACCTCCGAGAAGATCTTCTTGACAAAGTTGAAGTGGTGCCCGGGAACTTGGAGGAGATCCTTATCAATCGAACAGATCACGGTATCCTCTCCTTGGCCCATAGCCATCATGTCGTCAGCTTCGAGGAGACCGGGCTTACTCTTGGCACCATACTTACTCACTAGGTAATCCTTCATGGCATTAAGGTGGTGAGGTCTCCGAAGATCCTTCCGGTTACTCTTGTATTCAGGGAACTCTTGCTCCCGGAAAGAACCCTCTATACTTAGGAAGAACTGTAGGGATATCTTACATCCATAGTGTTCCTCACAATCCATCTTGATACCATGCACTATCTTAGTGATTAAGTACTTAGCATTCTTCTCAGGCTCTGGGTCAAACTCTAGATCTAAGGTACAGGGAAAACCCTCCGTCTCTAGAGACTTCTTCAGGATGTCTGCATCCTTCTTATACTCTTCAAAGAGGGTGACTGCTTGGCCCTCTCTCATATACCTAAGAGCATACTGCCTTCCATCACAGACAGCAGCAGCTCTATAGGCTACGATGTCTCCATCTATCAGGAGAACCTTAGAAGTCATTGGTGTCTCCAGAGACATCATCAAATCCACCGAACTCTACTCCATCAACCACCTGAACTCCGTCGAGGTATGCTGAGAGAATCCATGTGCCCTTGATGGGCCATGCCTTAGCACTCAGATTCAGGTTGCAAATAGAACCATTACCTATTTGCTCAGTGTGGGGAGTCCGACCATCTGCCCCGACTACCTGAGGTGGCTTGTTCTCTACACCTTTAGCAGTCCGTACCTTCTTTGTGACCTTGAAGAGATTCTTAATTACTGTGCCATCCTTCAGAGTCTTATCATTCACAGCGAACCCAAGCTTCTTCAGCTCACCAGCTAAGCCATCCTCAAGATGACAATCAACTGACCACTTATGTTCAAACTTAGTATCTGGCTCATGAACCTTAGCCCAGAAGACCTTGATGTTAGTCAGCTTGAACTTCACGTAACCATCAGCATACTTCTGATCAATGTTGATACCATCTTTAGTTAAATTCTCAGCCATCTTTACTTCTCCTTTAAATAAGTTTAGCCCTTTTACTTAGGCCATAGTAAGTTATACCAACTCAGGTCCTACTTGTCAACCCCTTCAGACTTCTGCTCCTCCGCTTCCTCCTTTAGTTTCTCCATCTTAGCTTTTATCCTTTCCTTAGCTGCCTCTAAGGCAGCATCAGTTGTTACCTTATCCCTTACTTTATTCTTTACCTTAGTATGTACTGGTGAATCTAAGATAGCATCCCTTAGCATCCACCCAGCTATACCACAGAGTATTAATGATAACCATATACCCATTAGATTCCTTCCTCCCTTACCTCAATTAACTGAAAGATGAAGAGGATTTCCTGACGACACTCCTCACACTTACAGTAGTCATGTCTCTTATCATCCTCTGTAGATAAGTTCCCATAATAATCAAAGGGGCCTGTTGACCCACACTTAGGACACTTGTATTTCATTAGGTCTCCTGTATCTTAATTACTTGATCATGGAATTGATAAGTCACCTTCTTTCCATAGCTTATTGTCACCTTCTTTGGAGAGATCTTAGTGATTACTCCCTTAAGAAGTCCACGGTAGCTTACCTCCATGAATACTATTGCATCTCCGACCTTACATGTCTTACCTAAGAAGTCTTTCATTCCTTCTCCCATCTCTGGTTAAGACCACAGCCACCCATAGATACCATACCACATACCTCAAGATCCTCATGGATACACCCCTTACATGCTTCCTCATCTTTAGGTACATCCACTAAGATGTACCCCTCTCTAGTACCAACGAACTTCTCCATCCTCTCTACCTTCTCACCCTTATTCATACTTAACCCTCACCTTTAGTAATAGTTTAGAGGCTCTCTGTCTACTGATACCTACCTCAACTGCTGCCTCAGATTGGGTATAGCCTTGCATCATACACCCAATGAGGTCTCTCGTAGTTCCTTCCTCACCCTCCAGCATCCTCTCCATATCCAGTCGAGCATCTACTGCTGCCTCATGACTCTCATGGGAAGCCTCAAGGTATACGGCATGATCCCTCATGCCATTCATATTGTATTCCTTCAGTACTACTCTCTGGATATAGTGTTGCAATCTTCCGAGGATTCTTCCGTACAGGTAGGTACTTAAGGAAGCTCCCCTCTTTCCATCATACTTATCTATGTCCTCCGTTATGATCAGCCATGCTTGTGATTCAAGATCATCCCACTCTACATTAGGGTACTGTTTGTATAACCTAGCTACAACACCACTAATTAACCTCTCATAATCTTTATGTCTCAATGTGTGTCTCCCCAATTCTCCCCAATCTTAGCCTCAGCCTCAATGGGTACGAGTATTCCTAATTGCTTACCTATATCTAAGGCAGCACCCTCACATTCACTGGCCCAGTTCACTGCTACGTAGTAAGCTAGATAACCATCAGCAGGCCCCACCTCAAACTGTAGCTCATCATGGTACGCTATAACCTGTTGGATATTACTATACTCCAGACATGCTGCCTTCTTGGCAGCTATGAGTACCATCCACTTCTTAAAGACATAAGCAGCAGATGCTTGTAGCAGACTATTGAGTAACTTATTGGTTCCCCTTATGTATAAGGGACGACCATCTATACCCTTAACGTGTCCACCATTCCTAGCTAAGCCTGTCTCAAGATCATCAATGAGTTCCTTGATACCAGGATGAGCTGAGAAGAAAGCCTTCTTCAACTTGGCTCCCATCTTCTCATCCTTACCTAAGGTATTCGCTAACTTCTTAGCTCCGGCCCCATACAGTAGAGCATAGAGACCATTCTTTGCGATGTCTCTAGAGACTCCCCACTGCTTAGCGTTATAGCTATGGAAATCATTAGTCTTATCCGGGCTCAGTATGAGATCCGCAGTCTTCTGTGCACTTAAGTACTTACCACGGAGGAGGAAGTGGGCAAGCATACGGGCCTCAATGCCTGAGAGGTCTACACCTACTAGGAGTCTACCCTCTGGTACACAGAAGAGGCTCCTGATCTGCTTACCGTATGCAGAGGAAGGTCTCGGTATATTACATACGACTCCCTTGTGTCTATACCGTGAGGTCGGAGTACCACAAGTGAATCCATCAGCAGTGACCCGACCATCCCCTCTCTCAGCTACAGCAACCAAGGCACCCTTCTTCTCCCCTTGCTTATTCACATTGTATATCGTCCGTCTCCTATGGGTCATCATGTAGTACTCAGCTATAGTCTTACCGAGACCTTCAGGCAGGGTATGGTAGCTATCCTCTGTTAGCTTAGGACTCGTAGGGATCAACTGATTGTTGTGATCCTTCATGAAGCCACCACCCTTATCCTTCTTGAAGTTCCATTCGGTAGGCTTCCATCCTAAAGAGAGGAGGAACTTCTTGACCTCATCATTACTATCTATATTGAAGTCCCGTACCTCTATCTTAGTGTATGGCCCCCGAACTCTTCTGTAATTCTCCACCATCACCTTCCGGTTATTCTCATACATACCGGGGAAGTATTTCATAGTAGCAACAGAGTAGTTTCCATCCTTCTTATAGGGCTTCACTGTCCCCTTAGGTATGAACCCCTCATCCACATCAATCTTCCTGTATTGCCTCTCAGCTACCTGCCTACTCTTCGGTATATTAGGGAGGAAGGTATACTTAGGTGCATCCCTTGTTATAGTCTCACGGCCAACCTCTAGCTTCTCATCCAGTTCCTTCATCAATGCTAAGGCACCTACTACATCATACTTAACTCCCACCATAGTCTGTTGGACATGGATCATGGCTACTGACTGCTCAACTGCTAGGGCCTCATTAATCATACCTGACTGGGGACATTGGCATAACTTCTGGTATACCTCATGTGTCAACACCACATCCTCACGACACCTTATAGCCATCTGTTCGGAGTACTTAGTCCAATCATCATGCTCTACTTTGATACCCTTAAGCTCGCTCTGCCAATCTTTAAGTGACTTAATGCCATCCTCAGGATACAGTATGCAACCCATCAGCAACGTGTCTATCAGCTCAGCATCAGTATTCCAACTCTCATACAGTAGCTTAATGGCTGGGATATCGAACCCACATATGTTATGACCTATGAGTACATCAGCCTGAGCTAGTTTCCAGAGACCCCGATTAACCATACCGGGATTATAGTGGATCATCTTATCTTGATCTATATCATACACATGGATACAGTGGATCTTAGTGATGGTATCTAAGAGCCCATCAGTCTCTATGTCGAACACTAATCTACTCACTTGATTTCCTCCCAGCTTGCCTTACTAGATGCTAAGAACTTGCCTAACGTAGTACTGCCGGGACACCATCCATCAGGTGCACATCCCGGCCTATTCAAATCACACTCTGTGCACCCTACTGTGGGTACAAGGGCATACATCTTCCCAGCCCTCTTCATGATCATCTTATCGTCCCACTTCATAACCAAGTCCACCATCTGTGTCCATGCCCCGGATAATCCAAGGAGATAACTGTTGTGTCTCCAGAGACACACTCAGAAGAGGAGTGCCAATGACCATGGAATAAGTGAGTAGGCTTATGATGATCCATTATCTTTCTAAGCATCAAAGTGGTGGGATCATTGGCCTTCGAGGCAGACGCATACTCCTTAGGGAATGCTCCGTTGGGGCACGTATGGCTTATGATGATGTCTACCTTATCTACATCCATAGCTCTATCGAACTCAGCATAGTTTGGTATCTCCCTATGGAACCAATCGAATCCCGGTGTTCTCATGGCCCTATCTACGGACTCTGCACCTCCAAAGAATAAGATGCGACGACCATCCTTCAGGGTATGTACTGAACCCCTCGGTTGATAGATGACATTCTCATAGCACCATACAGAATCCTTAGCCTGTCTCCCAAGACTATCCAGATCCTCATGATCCTCATGATTGCCATCACACCACCTTATGATAGAGGAGCCCGGCTTGAGTCCATGGAGCTTCCATGACTTCTGACCATAGAGAACATTAGATCTAACCTCCATCTTAGGCCACCACCCAAAGTCTCCACACTGTAACACTAAGTCCGGTCTCTTCTTAGTGATTAGCTGGTTGAGTCGTCCCCAATCTCCATGGAGATCTCCAACGATTAGTACTTTCTCATACATCAGTCCTCCTCCTCCTTATTACTTAGGACTATAACATCAGTCTCTGGTAAGTATGTCCACATGCTATCCCCTGCATCCGCCCAAGTATCAGTGAAGTGGCCTATAGTATAGTCAGCAGAATCTATGGTACCTGTCACTGTGACTCCCCTACCGGTGGATATGAAGAGTACAATCATCTCATCAGGAGTCCCAATCTTATGCACCATGAGTACTGGGTACTGACCATTCCACTTCCCTTCCCTCTCCGTTGAAATCCTCTCAGCCTTCATATTAACTCCTTATCAAATTCATAACTCATCAGAATATCCCTCCTGTTGGCTCAAGGTAGCCTTGGTTCATCATGTCGTAGAACACGGGGAACTTAGCAGTGTTCCCAAAGTTCCTATCCTCCAGCAATACGAAGGTGCTGGTGTTAATCTCATCATCACTCAAGTCTGGATCTTTATTCCTCTCGATCCCCATCATATAGTAGGTGTTCTCCATCATGGCTCTAGAGCCTCGGTACTGATACGACTGCACCTTCCCTCCTCTCTCATGTGGCGGCCCTGTAGTGGGTGCTTTCAGGTGACAGGTAACAATGTAGAAGAAGCCCATGTCCTGCGCCATACAAGCCAGCTCATCTGATAGAGTCCGTAACTCATTCTCGGTTTCACTACTATTCAGATGATTAGTCAGCTTAGTAACAGGGTCAACTATCACAGTCTCAGCACCCCATAAGGCGGCATACCTTATGAACTCCTTAGTAGTCTCCCATGTAGCCTTCCCAAACGCAGGGTACATCAGTAGATAATCTTCCATACCCTGAGAGGTTGCCGTCAAAGCAGCATCAGAGTAGGTCACACCCGGTCTGTGATAGAATATCCCATCGAGTTTACCGGCCACTCTCTTCACCGTCATGAAGGGTGGCTCCTCGTACTTCAGTACAGCTATCTTCTTCTTCCTACTGATATCAAATGCTACAACCTGATTGATGAACTCAGACTTCCCTATCTTAACACCAGCACCAACGTAAATACCTTGGCCCGGATTCCTACCATATGTCTTATCGGTTAACGTATCCCATGGCCACGGCTCACCCATCGTAGGCTTAAGGAGAACCTTATCCATTACATCAGATACTCTTACGATTGTATCAGGTGTATAGATCTGGGCATCCCAGAAGGATGATACGAACTCTGTCTGCTTGCCCTCAGTGAGCATATCATTAGCATCCTTCTCCGTGAACTCAAGGAACTTAGCATTGGGCACCAAGTTTGCTATGTCTCTAGAGACTTTCTGTCCGGCATCATCACTGTCCATGCTTATGTATACTTCCTTAAATCCTTTGAGGTAATCCGCATTACTCATCAGTGCCTTCACGTTACTACCTAAGGGCAAACTCACACAAGCAACACGGTACTTCTCTAGCATCTGGTATGCACTCATGGCATCCAGCTCACCCTCGGTTATAAGCAACCGCTTAGCCCTAGGGAATGTCTTCTGACCAAAGAACTGTATGTCCGTACCCTTACCTGTACTCTGAGAACAGTAGAAATCCTTTGGTAACTTCCTAATCTTATGTGCTAATACCTTATCTGTCTTACTCTCTAGTAACTCATATTGTATGGCTGTGAGTTTTCCACTACTATCCATCAGCCCTTCATACTTGAACTTCTTATATACATCTGCTCGTATCCCTCGGTACTCTCCTACTGCCCCGATTGATGAGCTACCATCAGCCACGGCAATAGGTACACCATCAGTATCCTCAGGAGGAACTGTAGATTCTCCTGAGAGGAGAGTAACAAGTGATTGCTTACCCTCGTAAGTTTCCTCATCCGTCTCCTTCTTACCAATGAACTCATAGTATGCCTCTCCACTCTCATGGTATTCCTCCCGCTTACAGCACCAAGACTTACCATCGGCCATTAACCAAAGGTGATCCTGCTTGCTATCATGATTATTCTTCTGGCATTCAGGACATGCCTTAGTTAGTGCCATGCTTATTCTCCTATCTTGAATCTATCGAGGCAGCTCTTATCACTCTCTATCATCCATAAGAACACAAGGATAGGCCACACTATAGGAAGGAAGAATCCCTCTGAACCACTCATGCTATATCCACTCCCTAAGGATCTGACTGTTGCCTTACATATCTGTCGGCCTACCCACCACCATCCTAAGATACAAGCTAATACTATTACCCAAGTTACCATCACTCCTCCTCGGCCCATTCATCAGCCATAAAGATATCTTCGAGGGCATCCATCTCATCATAGATACGCCCCATCTCATCGTCCATCTCATCAACTTCCATAGCTAACTCATCATACTTCTTCCTTGCTTCATCTTCCTTACTCATTCTTCTCCTCCGTCCACTCTGATTCATGATCATCACCCATATCCCAAGGACATCTATCCGGGATATCTACTGATCGGTTATTAGTTAGCTTAACTACAAGGTAGCACTCATCCCCGGCACAGTCCCTATAGCATCTAAAGACCTGTACCTCTTCCTTACTCATATCAATTCTCCCCCTCGTTTACAATCAGGGCACACCATGTAATAGTGGGTATACTCAGGGCCTACATGAACAGGATGCTTCTTCAGTGCTACGATGGAAGTCTCTAGAGACATATCTTCCCTAGCTACCAACTCATTACAGATGAAGCAGATGGGTGTCACTCGATCTAGTATGTCCTTCTTCTTTTCCTCTCTCATATCTCTAAGATCTCCACGGTTATGGTTGTACCCTCGGAACCCTTCTTCAGTGGCCCCAGCTTAATAGCCTTGACAGCATCAACTATATTCTGAAGAGCACCATGCTCAGGCGGGAAGAACCCTGCCATATCCATAGTCCGGGCATCCAGTGCCTCAATAAGATTCTTCCGGTACTTCTTCTTCATACATGGTGCCTTCCGCCAGATAGTCTCATGGATATACACAGCTACGAACCCATCATCCCTCTTAGCTATAGCGAAAGGATGTTCTCTATCCAAGTTCCGATAGACCTCAGTGTATGAGACCATAGTCTTACATGGTGCTACAAAGGTGTACGTATTATCCTTTACTTCCTTCAGGTCATGCTTCTCTCCCGGTAGTAAGGCATAATACTCTGGATTGTACCACCCAGAATGGCCTACCAGTTGTACTCTCTCATCGTCAGCCTGCTCTACTACAGTATGATAAGTACCTATCTTATGAGAACCACAATCTACTACCGTCCTCACTACTAGATCACCCTTCTTAAATCTAGGCATCTTCTATCACCTCCTCAATATAAAAGGCAAAGAAGTGATTGCTCTTGGCATAACTATCCCGGACATCAGTGAAGAAGTTCTCCATGTACTCAAGGTCTACGTGACCATCCAGAATCTCATCAATCTCAAGGATTACAGTAAGTTCATTACCATTCCACTTTGTAATCTTCTCCATGAAGGCAAGGTTAACACTTTCTAATTCTTCCAAGGGTTTCTTGTCACCTGTTAGTACTGCTAAATACTTACTCATAGTTTCTCTCCGTACAGTTTGTAATGTGCCGGGGTAATCCCCTCTTCGTGTATTCTCTGAACTCTAATGTCCAGAGGGTTCCTATGTATTTCTCAGGCTTATAGTAGTACCTCTCCCAGATCTGTGCTCTCTCTTCCTTACTCTTGTTAGGTACATAGAGGAAGGTATCACCTACCTTATCACAAGTGAACTCGAACTTAGCAAGAGAGCCATACTTATCATCCTGATCTGATACCATAGCAGATAAACGGTACTCATTATGGATAATGTCCTTGACCTTCAGGATACCATAGCTCCTGCTATCCCACTCATAAGGACAATCCAAGGCATGTACTACGGCACCATCCATACCATCCATCTCCTTCAGGATAGCAAAGGAATCTAGTACCTGCTCAGCACTCTGCACTACAGCCATAGGTGATACCTTCAGGTACTTATAGTTACCCTCATTAATCTTCCGGATAACAGGGGCCATCCTCTCAGCATAGTTATCTTCCTCACAGGGATGCTCGAAGATGTAGAAGTATACCTTACCACGCCCTGCCTTGACTGCTGAGACTATATCCTCCAGCTCCATCATGTCATTCCACAATTCACCATGGACATCCAAGCCTAACTGCCTCAATTCCCTCTGGATGTACTCCAGCTTCTCAAAGGGATTCCTCTTCCGGCTCATCAGGATATCCTTAGCCTCTAGGTATACACCACAGATACCATTCATCTTACCCATGATGATGGCCGGGTAACTCATCTTCTCTTGATGAAGATCCCAATGGTGTAGCAGCATGGGCTCCCTAAGAGGCTGATCCTTAGAGTCTCTAGAGACAGCCCAACCATCCCTCTCTTTCTTCTTCGTCCACTTCGAGAGGATTCTCTCCTGCATTACCGTAGAGAATGCCTTAGAGTTCATCATCTTCAAGGGAGTACGGTACATACGAGGGCTACCTGCTCCCTCCATCATCTCAATGGCTGAACATAAGATAGCCCCATCACCTACCTCTAGCCAGAATAACATCTTCTGCCACTGTCCCTTCTTGTTCTGCTTATACAGGGGCGGACAACTTGGTGTCTCTAGAGCCACGGTGCTGTCCCCCTCTATCCGGAAGGAACAGTTACAGAACTCAAGAGTATCCTCACTCTCGGTCTCCACTGCTCCTATACTCTTACCATTCCATATGAAATCCATCAGTCGTCCTCCCATATCACATGGTGAGGAATGAAGACTGCCTGATAGTCCTCACCACAACCATCACACATCATCAGGAAATAAGCTGAGTCATTATCAGGGTCAGCCTGTGAATCATTCCAGTAGGTGTCCTCACTACCACACCGAGGACAGGTCTGGATCTCTTTAGTTATCTTCTCTTTCATTGTGCCTCCTATATACAGCTGTTGATGAATCCATTGGCAGTCTTCAGCTCAATGTCATCACTCAGCTTATTAACATAAGCCATCTTCAGTGCCTTGTCAAGAGGGACATTCTTCCCTAATAACTCACAGGCTACCATCACACCCCTCGGACTCATCGTTAAGCTCAGCTCTCCACCAGAGAGGAAGGAATTACGGACAAGGTTGGCCATACTTACTACCTTACTGATTACCTTCTTATCAAGTGAAGGGAATCTCTTAACAAACATAGCTATCTCCTCTCTCTTAGGGAGATAAGGGACATCAGTAGTGATACCCCATCTATCCAGAGTGGAAGTATCCTGCATCTGACCAGCACCATACTTATCCAGATCATCACCAGTACCCTTGGTATTATCTGTACCAATGATCCGGAACTCCTTGCGAGGATAGATGTGCTTATCCTTAATGGTCCCCGGCTTCTCATCCAGCATGAGGAACCCATCCTTCTCATATAGGCTCTGTAAAGCCATCTGAATTCCCGGAGGTAACTTGAAGACCTCATCGATACATGTGAGGTATCCATTAGCTACAGCCTGAGGCATCAGGCCATCCTGCCAGATCATACCTTCCTTAGTTGCCCAAGGATATCCGAGGAAGGATGCTGGTTCAATACCATCCTTCCCGTTGAATCTTGCGAAGGGCTGACGTAACCATGCTGCTAATTGCTTAGCGCATGAAGACTTCCCTGTACCTGGAGGACCAGTACCTAGCCAATTCTCATTGAGGCTATAGGCCAACCAGATATCCTCCAGTACATCAGCATCCCAGAAGAAGAAGGGATCTACCTCAGGGATATCCTCATCAAACTCAGGGTCCCATGTCCCTACAGGGTACTGGAACATCACATGATTTACGCCACTCTTCGGCAGCCTACCCTCTGTCATGTCAGTAAAGAGAAACTGATCAGTCGTAAGGGAATCCTTCAGCTTCCTGGCTTCATCCTTCTTCTTATCCACCTCAGCCTTCAGCAAGGCTGCAGCATTCTTCCGCTTAGCCTCATCAGCTTCCTTATCCAGTGTACTTTGGAACCCTGCATTACTTCCAGAGATAAACTCAAGAGCTGACGACTCAGCAGTGGAGAGTCCTTTGGAATTACTTCCCTTGATTGCTGCGATTAACTTACTGTTATCCATTGTACTCTCCTACTTCAGAATGTTCTTCTTCAGGAGACCCAGCAGGACTCCCTCCAATTCGGTCAGCTCATTGATGACCTTTGACTCACTATAATAATGAGTGATGTTGTGGGTCTGTATGCCTACCCCAATGATATGCATCAGGCCACTATCTTCTATACTCTTCACGGTATCTACGAGGAACTGTTCATCATCTCCTCTGCCATATGCTGGGTTCCCATCACTCAGCACGATCAGTATCTTATTCTTCTCGGGTCTCCTTGCGAGAACCTGAGCAGCGGCAGTGACTGCCTCACCATCTGCATTGCATCCCATATAAATCTTACCGTTACCATATCTATCAATCAGCTTGTCTCTAGAGACATACCGTTCCTCAAAGTGTTTCATGATGTAATGAGCACGGCCACGGCCCCCTGTGCTGAACTGCATCATGCTATGTGGTATCTTTAAGGTCTGCATGACCTCACTCATGGCTATCTGGCAGCTGGCTGAAGTATAGTACCTCTCATTGCTCATGCTACCAGAGACATCACCCAGCATAAAGAGTGCAGTATCCTGTTCAATCTTAGCGGTTAACCTCTGCTTAAAGATACGGGGCTGGTTGTGTCCCGCATAGATACGGCTGACTGACTTGGAGCAGAGCTTACCTCTCTTCATACCATACTGATACCCTATTTGGGATACTGATATGAGATACTTCTTCACCTTCTTACTGAGAGTGAAGGTTCCTAAGGTTTTCTTGATACCCTCACCATAGGCACAGTTATTAACCTGCCACTTAGTTACATCGAACTCCTCCAGATCATTACTCCTTGGTTGGTATGGAGTCCGGGGCTCTCTTGCAGATAGCTCTGTGGTACTCTCAATGGGCTTCTGAGTGAGGCCCATATTCTCCAGCATAGTACCACCTTGGCCAGCACCTACACTATTATCTGGTGTGCCAGCAGCCGACTGTTGGTCTCCATCGTCTCCCTCAGGGTTATCACTGCGTTGTTCCTCTCCTGTGTCATCGTCTTCACCTTCCACTTCAGGGTCTCGTTGACTCTCAGGAGATTGTCCCTCTCCGTCTTCACTATCTTCAGTATCCTCAGGAGATCCTTCTCCTTCTCCTTGTTGTTCTTCATCCTCAGATTCGGGGGAGCTGTCTTCACCTGATTGGCCACTGCCTCCATCATCTCCTTCTCCAGCCTCATTATCGTCTTGGCTTGAGTCATCAGTGCTTCCCGGATCTCCTTCTCCTCCACCTCCAGATCCTCCACCCTTCCCGTCAGATCCATCAGATCCATCTCCATCGTCGCCTTCTCCATCTCCTTCCTCCGGTGGTGGTGGAGGCTCATGCTCCACCCTATGTAGTAAAGTTCTTAGGTCATCCTCTGTCTCTAGAGACAACCACTCTTCATCAATGAACTGGAGCCGACGTACCTCCTCCTCCAGTTCATCAGGACATTCACAGTGCTCGTAGCCCTGCCATTCATTCCTCATCTCATTGCCTATGAACATCATAGCAGCAAGAGTAGGATTAACCTTAGTCATCTCATCCACGATATGAGGCACTCCACCAGCAGCCTGTACTGTACGGCTATATGAGTCCGAGAGTATCCTATCTCTTCCCTCATATTCTCCGTGCATATGGTACTCAGTCCTCTGAGCTTGGATGAAGTCCTTCGCCACTGCCTGAAGGCTATCAGGTTCTAGCTCTACCTTATGGAAGAAGGACATATCCTTAGTCTGCTTACTGATCTCCTGATGGAGTGAACCCATGTACTCATCATGATTGTAGATACTCGGGACTCCGATGTGGATATTCCCTCGCTTATCACTGATAGGTGTGGAAGCTCCTTCTGACTGCTTAACAGTGATGCCTTCTGATCTGGCCACAGCCTTAGCGAACTTGGTACTCTCTTCGATCCCGAATATATCCGTCATGATCTACCCCCTTTCTACAGGTTTCCCGTTGTCATCCTCATACCAGTGGAAGAGGTGGCAGTGAGGGCAAGGTACGTTGTACTGTTTGTCCTCTGGATACTTAAAGGAATCACTATCAGGCCATCCATCTCCATTCCACTTGGTCCTTGCATTACAATCACATACTACTCTATGCTCATCCATTACTTTCTCCTCATTGATACGAGGGGACTTCCGAAGACTGCATTAACAATCTTATTGACTCCAAAGGCTACCCATATGAGTCCACCAAGAGTCAGGATTACCTGAATTGGCATGAGGTAGAACCCAACTGACATACATACGATGCCCAGCAGTACACTCTTAATGAATTGTCTGTCCACCTTCGGCCTCCCTCTCTCGGAACATCTTATCCAGTAGCATGATTGCTCGGACTGCCATACCTTCCTCATCTGTAAGCTCCAGTCCATCCTCACTGGCTGTCTTTAAACACTTAGCTTGGAGTGTCTCTAGAGACTTAATGGCATCCTCTGGTTTATCCTCCTTATCCTCAAGAAGCATCTCACATATCAGTGCCAGTGTTCTCTTGTTCTCTACATCGACTTCCCATTTCATGATTTCTCCTCCATTATTCTTCTTATGACTTCCATGATGGCCATGAGGGCAGCTTGACACTCATATGTCTCTATCTTCACGGTATCCTTACTTGCCTTCTCGATTGCTTCGGTCAATTCTACAAGAGCATCCAAGGCAGACTGGTCCTCTACTGCCTCAGTCTCAATGATCTTCAGGATTACCTTCAGAATCATCTCTTGTAGTTGTGTATTAATTGGATAATCTACTGGTTTATTTAAGCGCATCAAAGTCTCCCATTGCTAAGGCTACACAGTTCCAATAGGAAGGCTTCAGTCCCATCTTACGGAGCTTCCGCTTCAATGACCGGCCTTCCTTCACATTTAACTCCTGTCCTAAGCTATTCCTTAGGAATTTCCTCTCGTTCATCCTTCTCCTCCGGTAATATTGAGCCATAGAGTACAGCACAGAAGACTACTATAGCAATTAAGAATATGGTTCCCGCTACTCCAGTTGGTATCATCCCCATAGGGCTACACATCTCACCCATCAAGGCTATCCCTAGCATCCCTTCACCTCCTTTTGTGCTTCTACTACACAGCCCCTACACTTTTCATCCAGTAACAGTAGAACATCCTCAGGAACCGGGCAGCTATCTTGGATCTCGAAGATCTGTATCCTATGGAAGACTGAGGTATCAATCATAAGGGTGTCTACAATATCCGGATCAATATTCAGTCGATGTCTATTGCCATGTCCATTAGCATCACTCATGAATTGCTCAAGCATATCATTATCATCCGGACTGAAGGGAGCATGGAGACTGTATGTAATACCAGTGAATGCCTGTATCAGTTGCTCACCCACCCATTCAGGCCAGATGGTAGTATTAAGGTACACCTTAGCTCCTTGATCCTTGAGGTACGTGGCTATCTCTAAGGTATATCCGGGGTACAGGAGAGGCTCACCACCTGTTAGTGTTACCCTCTCATACTTTAGGAGATCCTTTCGGTTCCGGCATGTCTCTAGAGACTCCTTAGTTCCCTCATGCTTATTACAGCAGTACCAGCAGTCTCTCGGACAGCTCTCCGTTATGAGTACCCTAGCATCCATGGTACTCACCACAGGTATGCTTCCGACCTACATATTGCTTTAAGTTCCGGCAGTAAGAGGGCTTATTTGTGTGGTATTTACAGGTTGCACAAGGCTTCTTAGGTGCCTTGAAGGTACTACTCTCTGCTCTCCATCCGGCTTCCTCTTTCTTCATCTCTTTAGTCTTCATATGTGCTCTCCCGGCTTAGTAAAGGTTACATTCTTCTCACTCCATTCCTTAGATTCCTTCAGTCCCCATCCAGTAGCATCACGGACTGCCTTGATCACCTTGATCTTATTCAGTGCATAATCAGCTACTCCATATGCTGCCGCCTTAGCTAGTGTCTCTGGAGACAGAGGCAATATCCTCAGGTCATCATACCTCTCTATAGCATCAGCCATAGTCCGGAAGTGATCTCCACAGGTCAGGAGGAGAGCCTTATTGGTATCCTCCACATTTATCAGATCATCCTCACATTTCTGGAGGATTACAGCTATACTCTCATGGAATCCCCTTGCATTTATCCTCCGGCCACCATAGATATTCATATGGAGATACCACATCGAGCTACGGCAAGGAGCTGTTGATCTTCAGTATAATACTCAGCTTGTACCTTGATGCCAAACTCAGCCAGTATCTTGAACTTAGGATTCTTACAGACTGTTTCCGTGACTACCTTATCCGCTTCCTCAGGATTATCACTGAAGATCGTGGCTACTATCCCATTGTCAACCTTATAGACAAAGTATGCAGTATTATCCTTGCATCCAGCAGTGATGAAGGTAGTGATCTCATCTATACGGATGCCGGGTTCCATCTTTGAGAGACTCTCATTCAACTCCTGACATGGTGTAGAGAGGGCTGGTGTCGCTAGAGACAGCAAGAGTGCTGTCGTAAGTATACTTTTATACATTTCTTTATTCTCCTGTTATCGTTTATTTCCTCTTTTCTTATCATCAAGATTGCACCATACACAGAGGATTGTGAAGATTATGATACATAAACCGAGTGCCTCGAGTGGATATTCCATCTCATTCTCCTATGAAGTACATAAAAGGAGTGCCTACTTTGCTGAAGTCCTTACTTCTGTGAACTTCACCACATCTCATCCATCTCTTTATCCTACCTTCGGATACCTTAGAACCAAGACCATCTCGAAGCTCCTCAAGGGTCGGACGAAACTTCGCAATGTATGCGAGGATATCATCCTTCGCAATAGTGAGTCTCGAACAGTCTCTAGAGACATCACTTGTGGTATCATCGGAGATCTCCTCCGGATTCACCATCTTATCAAATCCATCCATGATATGTGGGAAGTCTCTCAGTACAACTTCCGGAATTGAATCTACTGCATTAATTATGTTACGTAACTCACTGATACTGGGCATTTCTTTACCTCCATCTGGCATAATTGCCGACTTCTTCGGTGTCTCTAGAGACTTAGAGGATGCGGAGTCTAGGGATATACCCTAATGTCAGTACCTTAGGACTAAACTTTAACTTCCCAGAAGGGAGAGCGAGTCCCGCTATTGCCTAACATCTATTCCGTATTGGACATGCTCCATTGTACCTCATAAGTGTCTCTAGAGACTCTCTTTGGAAAGTCTCTAGAGACACCTAGGAAATCCTAGGTGTCAGTGGTATCTATGCGAAATGCTTAGTGGCCATTTTCAGGAGATCTGCTTGAACATCGGCTTTCTCTGTATCATCGGCAATATCCAGCAGGGAGCCGAGCTGAGCAATGAGATCTCTCATTTCTACGGTAATATCAAGGTTATTCACACAGATGGCTGTGGTGAGCTTATGGGCTTCGAGAATATCCGCCTGCTCAGTCATCTTATCCGCAGCAGTCTGCAATCCCTCACAATGCCTTCGGACGGCCTCAATAGGAACTTCCTCAGTCGTACATCTCTTCAGCAAATCACACCTTGCACCTACCTTGAACTGCTCAGGATAGAGAGAAGAGGAGAGACCGAAGCTCAGGATCTTTGCGATAGTTCCGGCATAATCCCACATCCGTCTTGTCTCTGCCCAGCTACTCCATTGAACCTTTCCGTCTTTCACGATATCGAAGGAAGCACCCTGACGATTCTTCCCTGTGAGTGGTAAGGTGTCCAGTTCAGCATGGATATGGTTAGCGAGTACACCTTTCAGGTAGGTACCGTTCTTCTTTATGGATTCCTTAGAGGTATCCATCTCAATCTGGGTGAGATCCACACGTTCCATCAGTATGGAGACAGTTTGGTCCCAGACTATCGAATCATTCTTCTTTACGGTTCTTCCAGCAGTCGTACTTTTATCACTTGCTTTCATCGCAGCTACTACGTCTTCACCTTTAATGATGCTGTAGGTTATGTCGTCACTTTTCTTACTCATAATAATACCCCTTTGTTCTGGTTTAGGTAAAATCCCCGGTTATCCGGTGTCTCTAGAGACTTCAGATAGCCTGAAGCCTTAATTTCAGCATTCTTCCGCCTAGATTGGGCAGCCTGTACATCCGATCTCTTGATACGGATAATAGTCACAGTACACCTCCTCTAAGTTTATGTAGAACAGCCACACTAATCCATTGTTTTCCATAGTTACTATCATATTACCACCTCTCAGTTCTTGTATATACCCAGTGTACTACCATAAGTATAAGATTTACGATTCTCTCTTGCATAATTCCTCCAAGGTTATAGGTTAAGGAATGCTCAGGTTAGTGCTACGGTTCCTGAGCAGACCTTAATCGGTATCCTCATTGCTATTATGTGCTCCATGCAGCTATAGTTCACCCTCAGGCAGCCTGTCGTATCCCAGCTAGGATATCCTCCGCATTCTTAAGTCGGAATTCAGGTAATCAGGTGCTATAATCAATCGGTTGTCTCTAGAGACTCCGAATAATCAGTATGGACTCTTCATTGGGAGGCCCATTTGCTCCCATCACTACACTTGTTTATCGTGCCAAGTTCACCTTAAGATATTTAGTACCCCTCTCAGTCGGGTGTAGACGTTCGGCTAGGTTTCCTAAGGGTTGCCCCTTTATCCCAACCTTTCCCGGGAGATCGTACTCCGGAAGGTCGTCAATGCTCTCTATTCAAGCCCATTTGGGTGATTCCCGTTCCCTATAGTTCCGGATTCCTAGCGGTATCTTGTAGACTACCCTTTCAGCGTATCCTATGATTCTTTCGACTCTCCCGTAAGCTCTCCGAGGTTTCCGTTGGCTACTCTCTTGAGAGAATCTTCTATCCCTCTGGCGAGTGGCCATCCGCCTCAGTGAACCCCTTTCAGGTCTCGCTGTCCGACTTGCTCTGTCAGGTTGGCTTGCGTATTTATTGTTTTTAGGTGCTCCTTTTAGATTGCCATGTTTTCCTTGTGGTGTCTAGTGTTTATCTTGTCGAGGTCTCTACTTCCCTCAATAGTTTACTCTTTGGCACCCTTTTGTCTGTGTCTCTAGAGACTTAGCCCAGATCGAAGTAGGTACCCCGGAGTCATCTCAGGATTGGAATCCGGCTGAGCCATGGAGGCCCCCGGGGAGTGGAGGTAGCCCCTCCGTATCTTGTAGCCATTTCTGAGAATAAGTACCTGCTCCATCCCTCTGCTACACCTTCCAGAAATACCTATGCACAAACCTTGCACACTTCGCACAAGCAGGAGAATGAACCCCATCCCTGACATTAAGCACCAATAAAGAGCCTAGGAATACTATAGGAATCTCCATGACTTAGACTAGGGGTTGACAAAAGGGCTTCGAGATGGTATAACTACATAAGAGCAAGAGACTTAAAGGTGGGAATCTAAAAGATCCGGGGGAACCTAGGGTCTTTCTTTAGGTCTAACCTATCTACTTATACTTTACTACTTATACTTAGGTAATACTATAAAGGAATATATAAAGGAATAACCTAAGGCTAACCTAGGAGGACTAAAGATTGTCTGAAGTTATCGTAAGAAAACCTAAGCCACCCTTAACAGATCAAGAGAAGTACCAAGTAATACTAAAGTACTCTGAAGGTGTTCCAGTTACTCAGATAGCCTCTGAAGTCTCTAGAGACATAGGGATTATAAATAAGCTAATCAGTAAGACCCACAATGGCATGACGGCAGTAAAGGAAACCAATGCACTTCTCCAAGCTACCCATAAGGGAGCCGTAACACAGTACTACGGGAAGAACCCATCCAAGTTCATAACGACTGCCTTCCTAGCCGAGATAGATACCTTGGCTGAGATCTATGCTTACTACTTTGCCCAGACAGGGGACAATAGATTTGCCCTCATACAAAGTGGGATGGATATGGGAATCCCTAAGAACATGCGTAAGAATACCAAGGACTACGTATATAAGATCCGTGGTCAATTCCTCAGAGATATCCCACAGGTCAAGGATATCATAAAGCTAGTCCACGATAAGAGGATCAAGGAATATCATATAGAGAAGCCCCAGATCCAGATGGAACTGGTAGCCCAGATAGAGGAACTGAAGGAAGCAGTAAAGGATGATCCTAAACAACGGGTGAACCTCTTGAGAGCTGTAGAGATGCTAGGCCGTACAATCGGATCCTTCACGGACAGAGTACAAGTTGAGGAGGTTGATGCTAAGAGTGGCTTAGAGATTCTTATGGAGAGAGCTAAAGGAGAAGCTAAATTGACGTATGTCCCCGAGGAGGAGCATGGCGAAGAAGACTCAGAAGCAGAAGCTCCTGGAGACTGCCCAGATATATTACAATGATAAACCTATGGAATTCTTCACTGATATCCTCCAAGTTGAACTGGATGAACAACAGGAGGAATTCCTCTCAGCAGTCGTAGGTGGCTGCAGAATATGTTGCAAGTCAAGCAAGGGTACAGGTAAGACGTTCCTGATCGCAGGACTAACTCTCTGGTTTCTTACCTGTCACCCTAGAGTAACCTTAAGGACTCTGAGCCCCTCTTATGATCAACTCATAGATGTCTACATGAGGGAGGTCAATCTACATCACGGAAGGATGCTTCCAGAGTTCGCAGACTTAGTAGAGATAAAGTATGATAAGATAACTCTGAAGGATGATCCTACGAACATGGCAGTCTGTGTGAGTGCTAAGAGTACGAAGAGGGAGAGACAGTCAGGAGTCCACTCATTTACTCAGGTGTACCTCTTTGATGAGGGCTCTGGTATCCCAGACGATACATACAGTAATGCAATCGGATCCTTAGGAACTGCCCATAAGGGTGGCTACGTAATTGTCGTCAGTAATCCGGAGAGGGGCTCTGAACCTTTCTACACTGATCTCTTCACTAAGAAGCCTAAGGGTTGGCAGCTATTTACCTTCACAGCCTTCAAGTCCAAACAGACTACCCCGGACTTCATAGAGGAGATAAGGGAACTGTACGGCGAAGATAGTGATGAATGGCGTGTAATGATCATGGGAGAATTCCCCAGATCAGATGGATCTATGTATATTCCAATGAGTCTCGTAGAAGAAGCCTCGGGACGTATTGTAGCCATGCCTTTGTATATCCGTCATCCAATCATTATAGGTGCTGACATAGCGAGAAGCAAGACAGGTGATAGTACAGTCTTCGTAGTTAGACAAGGTGCTAAGATCTTAGATATGTATATGATACAAACGGATGATACTATGGAATCCGTCACTATGCTACGGGATATCTATAAGTCAGTAACAGCCTCAGCAATCTTCATGGATGCTGATGGTGTCGGTGGACCTGTAGCAGATAGATGTAGAGAGGTAGGCTTACCAGTCTATGATGTTAGAAGTGGACTACCTTCCTCGGATCCTCGGCAGTATGCTAATATGCGTACTCAGTTATGGGGAGAGATGAGGGAGTGGTTAGTAACAGGAAGCATACCAGATCATCATGAACTTAAGAGAGAGCTAGGGACAATGACATGGGGTTACTCAAGGAAGATGGCAGAGCAACTGACAGCAAAGAGGAAGCTAACAGATGCACAAGGGAAGAAGATAAGTAGCCCCGACCATGCAGATGCCTTAGCTTATACCTTCTTTGATAGTACGCTCTCCATGACTAGAAGAAATACTAAAGCAAGGCCAGTGAGGAAAGCAGCCTGGATATAGGAGAGTAACTTATGGACATTGGAGTTGAGGTAGCGAGTATAGATCAGATGGTGAGAGCCCATATAGAAGGACTAGATAGTGTTACTCAGGAAGTAGAACCTGCAGCTAACTCATCCCTTCGTAATCATATAGTACATGCCTTCCAAGAGAACCGGGATGCCCGGGAATCTGGAGGAGTCAATAAGTTGATGCTTGATTCTCTTAGGGCCTACAATGGTCAGTATGATCCAGAGGATTGGTCTAAGATAAGGGATGAGGGTGGCTCAACGATATATATGAACCTCACTAGTACAAAAGTGAGAGCTGCTATAAGTTGGATTAAGGATATCCTCCTAGCAGGTAGAGAGGATGCCTTCAGTATTGAACCTACACCAGTTGTTACGCTACCAGCCACAATGATCCAGATGATCAATGAGAAGGTAGCCTCGGACTTTGAGGTTATGACAAAGCCACCTCAGGCACCAGAGGGACAACCACAGGAACAACCTGATATAGCTGAGACCCTTAAGGAATCTCAGGAGTATAAGAGAGATCTACATGCATCTGTCCTAGAGGAAATTAATAAGGAGGCCCAGTATGCCTTCAGAATCATAGAGACTGAGATCAAGGATCAGATGAAGGAGGGTAAGTGGGAACTAGCCCTCTCTGAATTCATCGATGACTTCTGTATATTCCCGACTGCATTCATTAAGGGACCCATCATTACCAAGAAGAAGAGACTGAAGTGGGTCGATGGCAAAGTAGAAGCTACCAATGAGTATGTAATGCTTAATAAGAGGATAAGCCCACTGGATGTCTATCCATCTCCAGAGGCTACCTCAGTAATGGATGGTAACTTCATAGAGCATCTTAGGATGTCCCGTATGGAAGTAGCCTCCTTAGTTGGTGCTAAAGGTTATGATAAGGCTGCCCTTAAGAGAGTCTTAGAGAATAACGAAGGTAAGGGCTACCCGACAGCCTTAGATACCAATATAGAAGACGAGAAGGCCCGGGAAGAGATGCGGGAAGATACTCACCGAGCTAACCAGAACGTATTCCACGGACTACACTTCTTTGGTACTGCCCCTATTAAGATGCTTAGAGAGTGGGGAGTCCCCGAAGATAAGCTAGGCTCTCTGGATGAGATGGAGGAAGTAAACATTGAGGCTATCCTCGTGGGCAAAGAGATCATCAAAGCAGTGATCAATGATGATCCCCTCGGTAGACGACCTTATTACTCTGCATCTTTCCAGAAGAGACCTGGAAGTATATGGGGTACAGCACCTCCCTTCCTTATGAGGGACATACAGAAGATGTGTAATGCTTGTGCTAGGAGCCTCAGCAATAATATGGGACTCTCATCTGGGCCCATCATGGAGCTAAACGTAGATCGTCTAGCTGATGGCCAAGATGTCTCGCAGCTTAGGCCACGAGATGTAGTTCAGGTTACTGCTGATCCAGCAGGTGGTCAAGGCAAGGCAGTAAACTTCTTCGCAATACCCTCTGTAGCTAATGAGTTGCTTGCAGTATATAAGGAATTCGAGGTTAAAGCGGATGATGTCACTATGATTCCGAGATATGCCTACGGGAATGAGAGAACGGGTGGGGCAGCACAGACAGCCTCAGGACTCTCCATGCTCCTAGAGTCAGCCTCGAAGGGAATCAAGGATGCCATCAGACATATAGATGAGGGAGTAATTATTCCCCGAGTCGAACAGGAATTCTACATGACTATGCTCAAGAGGAAGCATGAGTTCTCTGGTGATATCAATGTAATTGCTAGAGGTTCACAGAGCCTCACCTTAGCAGGTGCTGAGCAGATGAGACGTACAGAGTTCCTCCAGATTACTGCGAACCCCATCGATCAAGGTATCATGGGTGCGGAAGGTAGAGCTGAGATTCTCCGCATTATGGCTGAGGACTTAGGTCTCGGATCCAATATCATACCTAATAGACAAGAACTGAAGAGCAAAGCCAAGAAAGCAGAGGCAGCAGCAGGAGAGCCCTCACAGCAAGTACAGGCAGCTGAGATTCAGAATAAGACTAACATGGCTATAGCTCAGGAGAGAAATCAACTGACAGCTGAGGAAATCAAGAGGAAGCAAGCTAAGGATCAGGCAGACGTACAGTTGAAGGCACAGGAGCAGGAGCAGAGTGCCCGTTCTGATGCTGCCCGGGTCACGGCATCCTTGCAGGATACTAAGATGAAGACGGACTCTGAAGAGCTTCAAAGTAACCAAGCAATAGCTCTGAGTCTCCGCACTGGAGATAAAGCCAACAATGTATAAAGTTAAGACAGATGGAATTACTAAGGATGCTCTAAGACGGGGAGATACCAAACTATTAATCACCCTCTTAGAGCGTTCTAATCATAATATAATCAGGGAGCTTAAGATTCCCGGCAGTAACACGGCCTACCTCCAAGGTAGCTCCCGGGTTATTGATGAACTACTAAAGATCTATAAGGATGTCTAAGCAGAAGCTTACCCACATCCATGGAGAATTATGAAAGATACTATTGAGTCACTGAAGAAAGAAGAGAAAGAGCTGGAAGCACTACTGGCTGGCACACCTTTACCCAACGATACCAAGAAGGGTGAAGCTGCCGAGCCTAAGGTTGATACAGAGGGAACACCCGCAGAAGCTAAGGAGCCGGTAACTCCGAAGCCCACGCCTGTAACGGACGAACAACCTAAGGTACAGACAGAGGATTGGGAGAAGAGGTATAAGAACTTAAGGGCTGGTCGTGATGAGAAATTGTATCAGACCAAGAACCAACTAAGTGCAGCCTTAGCTACCATCAACACTCTGCAGTCACAAGTCGATCAGTTACGTACAGCAGTACCCAAAGTGGACCCACTCGCAGGAGTCTTCACTCAGGAAGATACCGATAATCTCGGAGATGCCACCATCGATGCAATGAAGCGTGTAACTCAGAAGGCAACTAAGGCAGCCACCGAACCTCTCCAAGCACAGCTTAATGAGGAACGAAGGTTGCGGAAGGTACAGAATGAGGAACAAGCAGCAAATGCTAAGGTGGATGCGTATCAGATCTTCTTAGGTCGAGTCGCACAAGCTGTACCAGATTGGGAAGCAGTTAACTTCGATGATGACTTCGTGGCCTTTATGGACGGACCAGATCTCGATGGAACTCCCCGAAAGACTTACTTCGCACAAGCAGAGGCTCAAGGCAATTCTGCCCTAGTCATTCGATACATGAATGAGTTTAAGGTTCAGAAGGCCGCCAAGGTTGATCCCTTAGAGGACAAGATCACCCCAACAGGTGAGAATGCGGGAGCCGACCAAGACCAAGAGAAGAAGCCTACGGTTAAAGTGTTGACACAGGCTTACGTACATAAATTCTATGACGACCTGAATAGAGGTAGATACAAAGGTCGATATACCGAAGCCCAAGCTATTGAGGCTGAGATCGACAAAGCTACTATGGAGGGCCGCATAGCACCATAAGAGGAAAATGTTATGGGAGATATTCGTCCAATTACTACTGGCACAGGTGGCGGAGAGCCATATGAAGGTATCACTGGTTCTTACTATGATACTACTAAGTTCGTACCTGAGTTGTACTCTAAGAAAGTTCTTCGTAACTTCTATGAGTCTACAATCTACAATGAGTGCTTCAACACTGATTACGAGGGAGAAATCTCTGGTCAGGGAGCAAAGGTACATATCCGTAAAACCCCAGAGATCACTGTAAATGATTATGCAATCGGTGATGTACTGGATTATGAAGTTCCAACTAAGGATGCTACGAGCCTGAGCATCGACCAAGGCGTTTACTCTGCCTTTCAGGTTGATGATATCAATAAGGCTCAGGCTGACATTGAGTTGGTTAATATGTTCGCTAAGGATGCTGCTCTGCGGATTAAGATCAATGTTGATACAGAGGTTCTTGCATACATCGCAACTCGTGCAGACTCCAGTAATGCTGGTGTTGCAGCCGGTGCAGTTTCTGGATCTATCAACTTGGGTGATATCGTAGGTGCAGGACTGTCTGTAGACATCTCTACAGATAATGCTATCGAGAAGATTGTTGATCTTAACAGTGTTCTTGATGAAGCCAATATCCCCTCAGAGGGACGTTGGGTAATTCTTCCTGCATGGTATTGTGCTATGCTGAAAAAAGGTGATCTGAAGTCTGCTGATATCACTGGTGATGCTACTGGCGTTATCCGTAATGGTATCGTAGGCATGATCGACCGTACTACCATCTATCAGTCCAATCTCATCCATAGTGCAGAGGATGGAGATACTGAGACCAGCTGGTATGTTCAGGCTGGAACCAAAGAGGCTGCTACTTTTGCCTCTCAGGTAGACAAGGTAGATACTCTCAAGATTCAGGACTCCTTCGGTGAGTACTGGAGAACCTTGTTTGTATATGGTCGTGCTGTAGTTCAGACAACCGCACTTACTACTTTGGTTTGTAAGCCTGCGTAAATACTCTCCCCTAGGCCTCCGGGTCTAGGGGAATTGCTATAGGAGAATAAGATGGCACAAGAACTATTAACAGGAGGTGACTTCTGGACTGCCACTCGCAGGAAAGTAAATGCTAACATGACAGCACTAACAGCTGCCCTTCAGGGAGCCTTCATGGTATCCCTGCCGGGACTCGCTATTGGGTCCACTAAGACTGCCGTGAGTAATGCTGCATTTACCTACACTGTTGGAGGCGTACAGTATAGTAAGGCAGCTGTAGCTGCTGGAACCGCACCCGGGAATGATGTAATTCCTGAAGGACTCTTCGGAGCAGTTGCATTTGATATAGATGCAGCCGGTACAATCACAGCTGTAGAGGCTGCTGACAATGCTACAGGGTATGCTACTGCTGCCTTGGCAATCGCAGGAATTCCTGCAGCTGCTTCTACTAAGGCCCGTATGGGCACCGTAACAGCAACCATCAGCTCTGGTACATTCACATTTGGTACTACCCTGTTCGATGCAGCTAACACTACTGTAGCTTATACAGATGGTGATACTGCTGCTAATTCATTATAGACGGGAGGCCAGTCATTCGTGCAGGCGAGTGAGTAGACCTCTTGTCTCTAGAGACATCTTAATTGGTGTCTCTAGAGACAATCTTACTGATCGGAAGATACACCCTTAGAATCGTGTCGAGTAACTTCGGCTCGGAGTCAAGTGTATCTTCCGATCAGTAAGGTATCTTTTGTATCTTCTTTGCCCTTATAGCTCAGATCCCACTGAATAATCTAGATGTAGGAAAGAGATAGTAAGGAAGGAGCACTCCCATAGATTAGGGGAGAGGTCGGGAGAACTAGGGAAAATCCCTTAGGGCCAAGAGGATACAAGTAGGAAGGATGACAGAGAATTAATGCGGAGTATTTCAGAGGTAGAAAACCAGCCTCATAAGCTGGAAGTCGTGGGTTCGAGTCCCTCCTCCGCTCCCAAATTAAACAAAGGAAAGTATATGGCTAAGCTCGTAAGAGTTCTGATTGAACAGACTGGAGTAGAGACAGTAGTATCACAGAAGTATTATGACAAGTACTCCAGAGAGGGCATCAGATACCTCGGTGATGCAGGTGGTACAAAAGAGGATCCCTTCACAAAGATGAGCTACAAGCAGTTGAAGGATGCAGCTACCTTGAAGGGCATAGATTATCCCGGGAACGTATCTGCCAAGGGCTTGAAGGTATTACTGAGAGAAGAAAGAGAAGAATAAGGAGAGTATAGATGGCAACCTACTTAGAGCTATGCAGAGTTACGAGACTCATGGTGGGTATGCAAGGAACAGGGCCCTCTTCTATAGCTGGAGCACAGGGTATAGAAGAGGTTCTAGTAAGATTCGTAAGAGATGCTTATGTTGATGTCCAGAATATGAGGGAGGAATGGAATTGGTTACGGACTGATGGTTCCTTCAGCACTAACATTGGACAAGATGAGTATAACTTCCTTGCAATATTCCTAAGTGAGACCCCAGAGTTCAAGAAGTATAAATTAGATTCCTTTAGAATAACTAATGCAAGTGGTAAGAAGACTTACCTACGTTATATAGACCATGATGTACTTGAGGCTCGGTATCTGAATACAACAGAACAGAAGCTCCCAACACAGTACACAGTAGATCCCTCCACTAACAGCTTGACCTTTAAGGCGATCCCTGATGGAGTATATGCTGTGGACTTTCGGTACTGGAAGAGCCCAGAGATCCTATCTACTGATGCTCAAGTACCTTCCCTCCCCATATCATTCCACAACCTGATTGCTTATAAAGCTGTTGAGAAGATGGCAGTATACCTTGGAGCACCTGAGGTTTACGGACGCTACTCTATGGAGGCTGCCAAGATGGCTGGCCAATTAATGCGTATCGAAATACCTAAGATGCGAATGACAGCAGGAGCACTAGTCTAATATGAAATCAACACCAATAAGATTTGGGTCTTACAAGACAGCCATTGTCGAGCTGAAGAAGGGCATTAATGAAAATGTCTCTTCTTTAGAACTTGAGGGTGGTGAATTGATAGACTGCAAGAACTATATGATAGCCGAGGGTGGCTATGGTGGCTACACTTCTCTTCCCGGGTATGAGAGATTTGATGGACTTATCACGCCCTCTCGCTTTGAATCAGTGGTATTAACTGTTGATAATTGTGATGCTGCTATCTTAATTGGAAACCTCATTACTGGAGGAATCTCTCTGGCCACAGCTACACCTCTAGAAGATGGAGAATTAATAAGTGGTGCATATGTGGATGGAGATGCTCAGGTAATTGTAGAGTGCCTGATAGCTACAGGCTCCTTCGATACTGGAGAAGCCCTTAGTTGGGTAGGTGGAACAGGCACACTATTCAATGCAACTGTAATGGAGGGTGGATCAGTAGATTATCACCTAGCCTTGGACTTTGCTAGAACTCAGGTAACTGAAGTTCCCGGCGAGGGACCAATACTCGGCCTCCATATATATGAGAAGAGAGCTTACGTATTCCGGAAGAAGATATCACTAGATGAAGTAGGGATGTATGGAGAGGATATCACAGGGTGGATCGAGATTGATACATCTGCTGATCCTCTAGTCTACTCCATCTCCTCTAATAGATTCAAGTTCTCTAACTATAACTTCTATGCTACCGAGGGCACCTTTAATATGTACTGGGTAGACAGTGTGAACCAAGCTAGAGAGTATAATATAGCTACTGATACAGTAAGTACCATAGATAACTTTGGAATGTCCGATATAGGTGATGATGCCCCTACAGACATAGCTGCACATAACTTTCATCTCTTCCTCGGATATCGAGGAGGATCTCTACAGCATTCCCAACTGGGTGAACCCTTTGTATGGGATGGTGTCTTAGGAGCCTCAGAGATAGGCTGTGGTAATACGATAACTAATCTGGTGCCCGGAGTCCAGTCATCACTCTTAGTGTACCTTACAGAAGGGATTAGGATACTCCACGGTAATACTATAGATGACTTTGTACTGGAAGTATTCAGTGAGACCTCTGGTGCATTCGTAGATACAGCTAAAAGATTACTAGGTACAGCCTTCTTCGTGGATGATAGAGGATTAAGTACCATGGAAGCTGTACAGGACTTTGGAGACTATGCAGCTAACAGTATAAGCCAGAGATTCAAGCAGACACTCCTTAGCACAGGACATAGAATTACCCAATGTACTGTCTCTAGAGACTTGAATCAGTACCGGATCTTCTTTGATGATAGACAGGGTATCATAGTATCCTTTGAGGGGCGTGAGTTCCAAGGGGCTACCTTCATGGAGTATCCAGTAGTAGTCAATGTGGCTGGTCAGGGAGAGGACGAGGAGAAGAGGGACTACATAATCTTTGCCTCAGGGGAGGATTCAGGCTTTGTATATAGAATGGACTCTGGAACATCCTTTGATGGTACAGCAATTACCTGTAGACTATCTACAGCATTCTACCATTATGGTTCCCCAAGGAACTATAAGGCATTCAAGAGAGCAACCATTGAGATAGCCGGACAGAGTGGCCAAGAGTTTGATGTAAAGGTAGACTTTGACTATAATGAGCTGGGAGCCGCTAGAACAATCTGGTACTCTGCTGCTGTATATACCACGGAAGGTGGTGCAGTCTACAGTGAGGGCCTATGGGGTATAATGCAGTATGGTACAGGTATCGTAGCAACCAATAGAGTTCCTGTGTATCTACAGGGAGTTGGGACCAACATGAGCTATAAGATAATCAGTAATGAGACATATAGACCACAGCATGTAATCCAGAATATCATCACAGACTATGAGCTAGTAGGCCGAAGAATATAAGGAGAGGAAAGAATGAGCACATACTATACACCACCACCACAAGTCATAGATGGAGATGTGGCATATGCTAAGGATGTTAATGATGTAAATAATGAGGCGAATACAGCCTTCACCTTAGTCGAGGCAGACATAGATGCACTCCCAGCAACTGTCGCAGCTTATACTGAGTTAGCTAGGAAGTGGGCTGAGGAAGTTGAGGATACTCCCGTAGAGCCCGGGCAGTTCTCAGCATTCCATTGGTCATCTAAGTCTATAGAATCAGCCGAGGCCGCAGCAGCTTCAGCAGCCTCAGCCTTGGCATACACAGTAGCCGCAGGAGCCTCTGAGGTAGCAGCAGGAGTATCAGCAGCAGCAGCCCTTGTCTCTGAGGGTAATGCATCAGATTCTGAAGTAGCAGCTGCAGCCTCCGAGACAGCCGCAGGACTGAGTGAAGTAGCAGCAGGACTGAGTGAAGTAGCCGCAGGACTTAGTGAGAGTAATGCAGCAGACTCTGAGACAGCTGCAGGACTTAGCGAAGTAGCAGCTGCTCTAAGTGAGACCAATGCTGAGACTGCTGAGACTAATGCAGCAACTTCGGAGACCAATGCAGCAACTTCAGAGACTAATGCTGGGAATTCTGCTGCTGCTGCCTTTAGTAGCCAAACAGAGTCGGGTCTATCTGAGGCAGCTGCAGCAGTTTCTGCTTCTGAGGCCCTTGCCTCCGAGATTGCTGCTGCTGCCAGTGCTGCATCTATAGAGCTTCCAGATTATTCCACAGGAGCAGACCAACAGCCTATCGTTAGGAATGCTGCAGGGGATGGCTGGGAGCTTGGTGCTAAGTTTAATAGGAAAAACTATATACTTAATGCAGACTTCGGTTTGTGGCAGAGAACCACTACACTGTCCCTAGATGGTTTTTCTGCTGACAGGTGGTATCACACTCGGGTAAATCAAGACTCAACTATATCCAGACAGATATTCACAATAGGAACAACTGACTCCATGAACAATAGTTACTACTTTTTAAGGAGTGTCATATCCAATACCGGTGGTGAGTTTAATTACAACAGGGTACTCTTATCTCAAAAAATAGAGAACGTTGTCATATTATCTGGTAGGACTGTTGCGATATCCTTTTGGTTGAGGACGGACGCTGACCAAGATATAATGATTCATATGGGCCAGAATTTTGGCAGTGGTGGAAGTACTTCTGTAGCTGATATAAGCCCTACACTGGTAACCAACACAGGGACTAATGAGTGGAAGAAGCATACAGTTGTTATAGACATCCCAAGTGTAAGTGGAAAGACAATCGGTGGTGGTTCTTATACCACACTCAATATCTCATTTTCGGCTGGGTCAGACTGGGCTGGCCCAGGATTACAGACTGGAACCTTTGATATCTCAGATGTTCAAGTTGAGAGAGGTTCGAAGGCTACTGAGTTCGAGTTTAGGAAACCTGGAAAGGAACTGGCATTGTGTCAAAGATATTTTCAGTTACTTTACTTCGGCATAAGGTTTTTTGACTACGATGGGCAGCATACTCACGGTCATGGAGTACAATTCGTTACAAATATGAGGGAGATTCCATCTTCTACTTTGAGATCAGTAGGAACCGTTGTTAACGTTTCGTCAGTAAGTTGCAATCCAAGCAGTCCACAAAGTGCTAGGATGGATGTACTTACACTCAGCCCTGTTGCTGATACATACGTACTTGTAAGAGTATATGAACTAGACGCTGAACTTTAAAAGGAGAACTAACTGATGGCAAAATATAAGTTTGTAGGCCCGGATAGGTCTACTGGAGTGAAGGACGGCAACCGTACAATACCTGAGGCAATAGGTAATAGGCATTGGGATGAATTTCTCGTGTGGGAGTCTGAGGGAAACGTAGCTGACCCCTGGAGAGATGCCGAGGAAGAAGCCGAAGCTGCCAAGCAGGAAGAACTCCATGAAGTCGATGTGGCCTTCATGACAGCCGAAGCCGAGCCGGTACTCGTAACTATTGACGATATAATATATTCCTTCAAGGCTGGCTATGAGAGTTCCCAGATGATTGACTCTGCCAGGACACTTGCTGATAACCTTAATGAAAACGATGTAGAGCTTTGGGACTTCTATGATAACCCCTGGATCTTCAGTAAGAGTAACGCAAACGATATTGCTATTGCTGTTGGGTTATCCTTTAGAACAAACTACAGCACAGCCAAACATGCTAAGAAAGTAATTAACGATAGTGAGGTATAAGGATGGCTCTTGATGCAGAGCTTTAAAAGGAGATAGATATGGGACCATATATAATAGCACCAGGAGAGGTTGGGAGCATGACAGCAGCCGAGGCGGAGGCTCTAAAGGAGTCTCAATCAGGCGTAGATGGAGGGAATATGATGCCCGATGGAAGTACATATGAGGACTTAGCTTCTCAGGGGACAGGTGGGGTCCTTCTGCCTCAGCCTATAACACCAGATCCTGTAGCCGGAGGAGATGATCTGGTTCCCACGGATCCAAGCACGGATCTCTTAGGTATCACGGGAAGAGCTGATGATACCTCACAGAAAGCTAAGGATAACTATGCTGGCCTTGGAGATACCGAGCTCCCTACTTATGATGCCTATGATGCAGGGGCTGTAGAGGGGGAGATTGGGGAGCATACTGGAGTCCTTGCAGGAGCTGATACGGTCACAGATAAGAGCCTTGTGTCTAACCAGATAACCTCCTTGCTTGATCAGGATAGTCCCTATATCCAACAGGCTAGGCTACAAGGTCAGAGAGATGCAGCTGGTAGAGGAATGCTGAACTCTAGCATGGCTGCAGGAGCCTCAGAGGCAGCCGCCATTAAAGCAGCAGCTCCCCTAGCCATGCAGGATGCCCAAACCTACGCTACAGCTGAGGGAAAGACACAGGCAGGTGAGATAGAGAAGGATAAGATCCAGACGGAGGGTATCGTATCTGGAGGATTGACTACATTGGGTGCTGATATATCTGCTAAGGATAAAAAGATAGATAATATGTTTAAGGCGAGTATGGAAGGTGCCTCAGACGCTAATAATATAATCTTTGAGGGGATGCGACAGAGCAACCAAGCATTCATGCAGGAGATGGGCGAGATTCACCAGAGGAATTTCCAGAGAGAGGACATAAGTGCTAAGAAGGCAGCAGCTTTAGGGATATTTACACAATCTGTCTTGACTAACTTCCAGATCACAGTTGAGAACTTCATGAAAGACCCAGATATGCTGAAGTTAGGGCCTACAGCCATGAATAATGCCATTGAGGTAGCACAAACGAGAGCAACTAATATCATTGGGTATGCTAATGCATCTGCTGGTGTTGATCTCACTGATCAACTTGATTATTACCTGCCTCCAATGGAAGATGTGGACTTTACTTATGCAGCATAAGCCATGTACTATACTAGATTATGCTGAACTCATGGGTGTTCTCATAACCTTCTTCGATGAGGATGAGATAGCCCTAAGAATTCGTAATGATCTAGTAGGGATAGTGCCAAAGATGAAGTGGTTCGTCCAAGATGATTACTGTATGTGCTATGAGCCCTTAGGTTTCTCTAAATACCAAGCACATATCTACTGTGTCTCTAGAGACAACCGGGGAAAGTTGCTGAGGGACTTCGCAGTAAGTACAGGTAGATGGATGTTAGATAATACGGACTGTATATCCATACTGAACTTCGTTAAGAAGGATAGGAGGGATATACAGTTCTTCATGAGGGTAATTGGAAGTAAGAAAGTAGGAATAATCCCGGGGACTGACGATATCCTCTACGTCTCTACAGGGGATATGGGAATCAAGGAGAAATAATATGGGAATTGAGGTAGCCTTAGCAGGCATAGCAACATTTGTAACAACTCTAGGATCAGCAGTCTCCTTCGGTGCATTCGCAATCGGATCTATTGGAGCTGGTGTGATCGGTGGAGCAATCGTAGGGGCAGCTATTGGTGGCCTCACTTCTGCTATAACAGGTGGAGATATCGGAAAAGGTATCCTCTACGGAGCAGTAGGTGGAGCCGTAACAGGTGGCCTAGGAGCTTGGGCTCAGGGTGGATCGCTAATGCAAGGCCCAATGACAGCACCGGGAACAGCTATGGCTAATGTATCACAGGCAGCTGTGGATTATGAGTTAGGTGTAGGTACTGCTGATGCTGTAACTAAGAGTAGTGGCTCATTACTCTCCGGAGGTGGTGGAGGCATGGGAAATGTCTCTCAGGGGACCGGAATGCTTGGCCAAGGTGCCATGGATATTGGTGGTAAAATGATAGAAGGCTCAGCCATGGAAGATATGGGTAAGGAGAACCGTGCGGCTGCTGCAGTAGCTGCTGAGAAAGCCGCAGAGAATGCTTCTAAGATGACCGATAAGCAGGGTGATATCCAGAAGGCTCTAGCTGGAATGAACAATGCGAGCAGGGAGAAGACTGCCTTGCTGAGTGCTAATGTCCAGAGAGAGGGTATCCGTACTAAGTATAAGACTGATAGTGAGGCCTTAGCTTTCCAGAGAAGTGTGTATGATACTAATAACCTTATAAAGAAGAAAGAGTTAGATACTCAGAGAGGAGCCTTGGAAGGTGTAAGGGCTAAGAGAGCAGGCTCGGGTCCTGTAGGTCCAGCAGCCCCCACTGCACATGAACAGATCCAAGCAAAGGAGGGTAAGATCTATGCCGCCTAATGAGGGGATGCTCAGTGGAGAGGCTCTCAGAACTAAGAGGGATGAAGTGGATACCGGCACAGGAATTCAGAGGCTTGATCAAGGTCGGACTGAACATCTAAGCCGGGGTGACTTCGTAAACTTCTATGATGATCTTGGTATCTCCACAACTCAGTGGCAAGCTGATGAGATGAGAGCACAAGAGGCTGCCTTCCAAGGAGCCAAAGCTGATCAAGAGGGAGTCTTAAGTTCTGCCCAAGGTAAGTATGAGAGTGCTGAGGGGGATATAGCAGATCAACAGGCTCTCTTAGATAAGGCCTATAAGGATATGCCTGAGTTCCAGACTGCTCTAGATGATTCATGGGGAGAGCATAAGAATACTCTTACTAACTTCTCTGTAGTCGATAAGAATAATAATGTCCTAGGAAGTTACTACCTCCCTGATAAGGTTGGGGAGAACTTCATGGGACAGCCCGGGGTCTGGGGTAATAAGGTAGATGGCACCTTTTATGTAGGGACAAAGGGAGGAGAGGCCTATGAGGCCTTGATGACTAGCTTGGATACTGGAGCACTAGAGTATAGAACTCAGTATATGTCTCAGGCTGGACCAGCAATAGCTAAGCAATTAGGTATTGGTCTGTCTTCCTTAGGTGATGCATCCTCTAAGTTACAAGCAGCTAGAACGGATGTTGAACTATATGGTGGCCAAGTTGATACAGCCCGGAGAGACCTTGGGAACACAGTAGCTGCGAGAGATCAACAGTGGGCAGATATTCACGGTGAGTAC